ATGAACCTGGCGGGAAAAATGAAGAAGAGTTTATTAGTTCTGGTAATGCTGGCATGTTCAGGTACGGCACTGGCTTCGCCGCAGGTCATTACGGTAAGCCGCTTTGAGATTGGCAAAGACAAATGGGCATTTAACCGTGAGGAAGTCATGCTGACGTGCCGGCCAGGTCACGCGTTGTATGCCATCAACCCCAGCACGCTGGTGCAATACCCGTTGAATGACATTGCTGAAAAAGAAGTTGCCAGCGGGAAGACCATTGCTCAGCCGATTAGCATCATCCAGATCGATAATCCTGACAATCCTGGCGAAAAGATGAGTCTTGCGCCTTTTATTACACGAGCCGAGACGCTTTGTTAAAATCCAGCGATAATCCGCTGATCCACAATATAAAACCGCAAGCCTGAGTAAACACGCCTTGCGGTTTTTGCATTTCATAAGCGTGACGGTAACCTGATTTTTCTGACCACTTTTGTCGCGGACTGGAAAACCTGACGCCGTCATCTATTCTTAAAGGGCAAGGCGACTTAGCCTGCATTAATGCCAACTTTTAGCGCACGGCTCTCTCCCAAGAGCCATTTCCCTGGACCGAATACAGGAATCGTATTCGGTCTTTTTTTATATATATGTAATATAAGGATATTTTCTATCTCTTCCCGAAATTTCCCGAATTGTTCCCGAAAACCTTATATCAGGTTCAAACCATAACATACTCTGCACCGCGTGCGTCCAGGTATTTTTTGGTCATTGCGATGTTTTTATGACCAAGCAAGCGCTGAGCAAATTCCTCGCCATATTCCACTTCATAAAGCCTTCCGGCCAGACTCCTTATTTCATGAAAAGAAGGAGGGTTCGGGCCAAACTTCAAATCAGTAGAATCACGAATATCCGCAAACGCCTGGGTCAGGCCATCTGGAGTTAACGGCCCCGGTTTTCTTCCGCCACGGCGAACAGGCGAATAGATCATAAAATCCGATGGGTTGTTGATCCTGCATCGTTCAATGACATCCTGCAACACCAGATTCGCGGCGTCCAGTCTCAAATCAAGCGACAATGCCAGCTTGTGGCCTGTCTTTTCCTGGGTGATAAACAGACGCCCATCTTTTACGTCGCTAAACCTGAATAAGGAGACATCCTCGCGGCGCTGCCCCGTAACTAGCGCCAGATCGCATGCATTTGGAGCCCATTCAGAATGGGAAATAGCAGCCTGTCGGATTATGGTGAAGTGTTCAAGCACAAGCCTTTCACGCTTAACTTTCGGCGTCGGCGTCCTCGTTGGCTCCGCCGGGTTCCTGTCGATATGTCCCTCCACAATTGCCTCCCTGAATATGTCCAGCAATACTGACCTCAGACCAGAAGCCATGCTCTTTTTATCACACTGAATATACACCTCAAGGAACGAGGCGATATCCTTTGTTGTGACTGATGCGAGCGGTAGCCTTCCAAACTCTTCCTTTATTGTGGCAATCTGGTTTCGTCTGACCTTCATCGTATTAGGTTTCAGCTCACGTCGATCAAGGATCATCTCGTACCTTTCCAGCCATGCCGATACCGTGAATGTTGGCACATCCTTGATGCGTTCCAGTAGAGATGAGGGAAGGTAATTCTGGTCAATGTAGTTGTTCGCTTCAATGGCCTGTGCAACTGCATCGCGCCTTGATATTCGACCGAGTGAAACCTCTTGCCCGGTGACAGGGTTACGCCATGAGTAGATCTGTTTGGCTTTGCGGAAGGTCAGGTTACGAGGCAAATTAGCGTCGTATCGTTCTGGCCTTTTCGCCATTGGTCAGTCTCTCCAGCAAAGTGCCACCGGATGGCAGCCGCGTATGATTTGATTTAATGCGAAGGTTCTTTTTGCGCGGATCAACATAGATTGCATCCGAGGCAACCTTATATTCTTTTCCGTGCATTTCCGGCGCAGGAAATATCCTTCCTTCACGCGCCCAACGGCGAAGCGTAGACAGGGAAGGTGGGGAGGCATAAACCTCGCTCGCCCATTCCTGCAAATTCAGAAGTTTTGCCATGGGAACTCCTTAGCCGCCAGGCATTATATGCGAGCTTCGGCGGGCATGTTGATTATTAGATATCAGGAAAAAGAATGCCGCCACCAGGCGGAAAGACATCAGGGAAAATGCATTGGTCTTATCGGTGCTCAGCACCCAACAGGCGACTCAGTGAATCTCCTGCTGGGTGCTTCAAGTTTTACCTTTCAGGCAACAAAAAACCCGCACTTGGCGGGCTGGTAGTTTCTTTAGTGTAGATTTTATTCTTTTTTCTCAGGTTCTTTTTGGGGTTGCTGGGGGTACGCTGATCTCTTGATGGAGTCGGTTTCACCGCAATTGCCACAAATCCAGTCTCCAGTTTGCGCGCCCATAATATATTCCTTTCCTACTCTGCTTGAACCGCATTTTGGACATGAACTAGGTACTCCTGCTGGCATGCATTTCTCCTTATGAATGTTAATTGTCATAACAGAAGATAAAGTGCTGTAGCGAATATATCCGTGCTTCACATCGCAGTTACATCCCCCTTTGCTTACGCTTCAGCTCGATAATGCCCTGGCACTCAGCGCACGTCTGGCAGCCGGGAACGGCAATGCGGCGCGCCTGTGGAATATCCTCTCCACACTCTTCGCAATGCTCTGCTGATACCGCGTTATGGTTGATACGGTATGCCTGAATGGCCTGATCCAGACGCTGTTGCGCCAGATCGTTCGCTGCGTCGATAATTTCGGCTGTCATGCTGCACGCTCCGCCATAATTGCTGCCTTCTGCTCATCGTTGAGCACGTCGTCAGAGACGATCGCCACACGATTGCTGGCGCTCCACGATACTGGAGCACTTTCCTTCAGTGCCTTATTCAAGGCCTCGGCAGCGTCGCGCACAGCTTGCGGCAAGCAGTAATAGTCATCACCATCAGGCATTATCTCTTCGCAGTGCTGTTCCAGGTCGAATTCCGGAGGATAATTAGGTTCGCAAATCATTAACTGCAACTCGCTCGGAAGCAGGGAGTGCTCATAGCAATAGTCGGCCAGCGATTCAGCGTCGAAAAAGTACTGGTCATCATCAAAGATAACGAGCGGTTCTCCGGCCCATACCGCGCGCTCAAAGGTAGCGAACTTAGCCTGACGGCTTTCACGGTGGCATTCTTCGCAATAACTATGCGTGCTATGAATTGGGTGCTCGTCTGGTTTGTTTTTGCATTTGCGGTGAGTGGCACCACACCAGCGAGCCTGGTATTCATCATTCCCCCAGAAGCGTCCATGGCGGTCTACCCAGCCGGTTATAGTCTGGATGCTGGCGGCTTCGTCACTATCCATCATCACAATTTTTTCAGTGTTCATGATTCCACTCCATACCGGCCTTGCATCCGGCCTATGCTGCTAACGAAAGCCACAAGGTTGACGCCCATCGGCTCTATCTTTGCGTGATGCTTTTTGAGGATCGGCGGCACCGCGTCATTCCATTTCGGCTTTGGCCGGGCTTTCATGGCCTGGCGGATTTCATCGACGCATTTACGTCCCTGTGCGCGGATGGCGTTTTCGATTTCTGGTGTCGGTCGCATTAAGCTGCCCTCCATCCATCTTTGAAGATGGGATGAACATTTCCGGGAAACATGTCGACATCCGGCGACTCTGCCTGATTACCCCAGTGATGCCAGTCCGGCGCAGCGCTACGGCTGAATAACTCAATGCGAGGCACATCGCCGTAGAGCAGTTCCAGCCGGTGGCGAACCTCCCAGGGCTTTTCGCTGTGCTCACCAAGCGGGCTGTAAACCACCTGTTTTATTCCAGCGTTCAGGCGCTCAAGCCCGGTGCCGCAGGTAGCGATCAGCACGTCTTCGGTATTGGCTCGGGTGTGATTGCCGCCATTCATACGCGTTTCGGTGTTAAGGAGATTGAGGAAGTCGTAAAAGTCGGTGATCTCACCTTCAGTCAGCGCCTTGTTGATGCGCTGCTCTGCCAGTTGATTCAGCTTCACCCACGTAAAGCCCTTCATCGTGCGCACGCTAAAGCCCCACGCCTCGGCCAGTTCAATAGCCTCAAGGTTATGCGTGCCGGTGTACCACATCGCCAGCACAGCGTTTTCGGCAGCTAATTCCCACACCGGAAGGTGTTTAAGGTCGATCAGCTTCATCGTGTCGTAGTGGTCGCGCGCAGCTCCGTTGCTGGCGTTGTTGCTATAACTCCATGGCGGGTCGGCGTAGATGAGAGAGTATTTACTGGTCATGATCCACGCTCCGGGTCGAATTCATGCCAGTTGTTGCGCTCGTAGTTGGCCTGCAACCGCCGCGCTTCTACTTCCTCAATACTGCGCCCGGTCAGCTCAGCTACTTTGGCGTTGTTGTGGCGCCAGAGCAGCGCCAGTTCTTCGGTGCTCCATTCGTTCATAGAACCGCCTCAAATTCGTCGATATACAAACCTGCTGCGATGAGTCGCTTACGACGCGCGGCCTTTTCAATGCATTGCTGCCGCATCTGTTTGCTGGAGTAAGCAACAGATTTACGGGTGAAAAGGCGTGTTTTGCTGTTCTTTGGCAGGACTACCTTTGCAGGTTCAACGAGCGCGAAGTGGCGATCGACATGGCCTGATTCGGTAATCCATTTTTCGGAAGCGACAATTTTTGCAACAAGGCCAGAGCCGCGGGTGATGGTTCTGGCGACAAGGTTAAATTCAGCAAGCGTGACGCCGAACGCCTCAGCTATTTCGGTACCGGTTACCGGGCGGCCACGCTTATTTATCATCCAGATAACCCGCTCTTTAAGCCCGGCAAACTTTCCCTGTTTACCTGGGCGGCGATAGAAGGGGCAGCGTTTCATTTCCACTGCTCCCCGAACGTGAAGCCGATCTCCGCCAGCGCTTCATCCATCTTTTCGATAAACTCAGGAACCATCTCGTCGAATTCAGCCATAAATTTGGGGTCGCGCTCGACAACAACATGGTGAATGCCTTCGCGCTTCATCCGCGGGTCATAGTTGGCAAAAAACCATGCGTTTTTGCCGGTAACCCACATGCTGTACTGAACCTGCGCCATATAGGCCGATTTGATAGCCTCAAAACCACCCAGGCGAAACTTCATGAAGTCGCGGGAAGTGAACGGGCATTTCAGCTCAAGTCCGAAATCGTTACTGCACAGTCCATCAGGTGAGCAAGCTGTACGCATGGTTTCATCGCGGAAGAGGATCGGTGACTCTGTAACGGTAACGCCGGTGGTAAATTCAAATAGCGTGCGCGCATCTTCTTCGTACTGCTTACCCCATGCCAGCGCCTTAGCGTTAACTTCCGGTGCTACGCCGGTACATACCTCGGCAAGCAGTGTGTGGAAATAGGACATTTTCATGTCCGTCCATTTCGTGCCGGAGCGCGGTTTAGAAATGACGTTATGCACTTCAGAGGCAGTAATAACGCCGAGGCGCAGCTTATGCCACGCCTCATCTCCCTGCTGGATTGTATTAACGTCAATGCCGGTGCGCGCGAGGATGATTTCAGATGTCATGTCAGCAGTCCTTATGGTCGTCCCATGGTCCGAATCCACCCACGTAAACAAAACCGCGAGATGTGTCGCTAACGTGGTTTTCACGTTGCAGGCGTTCAATGGAGTTCCTGTCAATGGCAGCCTGACGCATCTCTAATGATTGATGTCCACGACGACGACCATATTGTTTCCAATAAGCTGCACATGACTTACTGCAAAACTGAGCCCAGCCTCTTTTGCGGTCAGCAACGCGAGCAATAAATTTATCCGGGCAGCACTTACAGGTAACTTCGATGGTTTTCCCAGTCATGCGGCTGCCTTCTGCTTGAGGAACCCGAGAGCCTTAATTGCTTCCGGCTCGGTAAGCTCGGATGGTTGAAGGATTTCGCGCTTGAAAATTCGTGAGCAGAGAGGAAGCAGGTCGTCGTCCCATGACTTATCCATCGTGATCAGCAGATCATTAATTTCCTGCATCGTGGATTCAGTTGCTGGTGTAATGTCACGCTCAGGTTGACGATCTGCGCTGTAGGTCGTGCTTTCTACAATGCGTTCGGCTTCGTCTTTGTCGTAAATACCGGCAAAACCGAATGCCAGACGTGCGCACTGAATCATTGCTTTGTGGCGCAGCATACGTTTAGGGTGTGACTGCCAGGGCCCTGTAATTTCACGCCCATCCCGTGTTTTAAATGGTTCCCGGCGGCATTCATCCATCCATTCTGTGACGCAAATCGGGTGATTGCGGTCTTTGCGGTAAATACGGCAGGTGCATGATTCGTTATCCTGCTCAAAATCCATGCCATCAAACTGCTGGTTTTCATTGATGATGCGTGACCAGCCATCAACACCGACAACTGGCACGATGCCATTCTGCTTATCAGGGAAGGCATAAATTTCTTTAGTCCAGGGGTTGAGTCCGTACTGATTGGCGACAATCAACAGGGCGATAAACTGTGCCTCGCTGGCATCACCCTTAAATGCGGTGGCGCGCAGCGTGGTAATCAATTCCTGCGAATCAACTGAGTTCATTCCAACGCGTTCGGCCAGTTGCCCGGCCAGCGTAACGAGAGCTGTGCTCATTGTTATTGTTCCTCTGATTTAAAACGGGCAGCCGGTGTGGTGTTCCCAATCGTAATCCGCCTGGGCGTAAGCAACGGCGGTTACGAAGTCGTTGTATGCTTTGGTTGCGTTATCGTGGCTAAGCCCGGCATAAGGTTTTGTTTCAACCGGGATCGAGAGAAAAACCATTTCGGCAGGTGTTTTAGGGAAGATGGCGATAATTTCTTTCGCCCGGTCATCAACCCATTTTTCACGTTCAATTTCCGCCTGATGGTGGAATGCGCAACGCGCCTCGATACGGTCATAATTGAGATATGCGCTCATATGCACCTCAGTAGTGAATTTTTGCGCGCGGTACCAGACCGTCTTTCAGTGCCGTCAGCACTTCAATGGCCTGTTCGCGGGTGAGTGAAGTGTTCGCCAGAAGGGCGTTAACGATTTCGGTGCCGACAGCTTTGCGGTGCTTAACGTCGGCTTCGCGTTTCGCTGTTTCGTCTGCGATACGTTTCTGCTCAGCCAGGCGGGCGTCTTCTGCTTCTTGCTGGCGGCGGCGCTCGGCTGCAATAGCTTCCTGCTTTTCTTGCTCTGCACGCTGTAGTGCTGCTTCAGCTTCACGCTGTGCGCGTTGCGCATCCTCAATGCGTTTACGCTCAGCAGCTTCGGCGCGGGCTTTCTCTTCAGCTTCCCGGCGCGCTGCCGCTTCAAGTTCTGCGCGGTGTTTCGCTTCGGCATCGCGGCGCGCTTGTTCTGCCGCTTCACGTTTCAACTGCTCGTCGCGTTCACGTTGAGCCTGTTCAGCAAGGCGGCGTTGTTCTTCCCTCTCACGGTCAAAATCCTTATTCATCAGCAGAGCCATTTCGTGGTCTGCTTCGAACTGTTTGCGGTCTTCCTCGGCTTTGATCCTTGCTTCCTCTTCAGCCTTTTTGCGCTCCTGTTCCGCTTCCCAGTCTGTCAGAGGTTTGCGCACCTCATCTTTCAGCGCGTCGAGGCGCTCACGAACAATACGGCGGCTTTCGTCGATCTGCTTTGGCAGCGCTTTGAGTTCCGCAACGAGGTCTTTGCCAGCGTTGTCGATGTAGGTTTTTGACCGGGCCACCTTATGCGCCATTGATGCGATGGCATCACGGCCTTTTTTGGTGGTCACATCCGGTACCAGACTGCGCGCTTCTTTCTCAATCGCCTCAATCAGCGGGTCGAGTTGCTCTTTGGTGGTGAACACGGCCATCGCGTTATGCATTTCGATGACGACTAAATCCGTTACTTCGCTCATGGCTTCTCCTGAAAATTGGTTGTTCGCTGCCCGGCTGCGTGAAGCCAGCCAGATAGGTTAGAAAGGGGGGGGGTTATTGGTTGGTCAGAGCTGATGCAGGAACTTCATCGGCACGAACAATTCTCTCTACCGGGAAGCATTCACCGGAAACACGCTGCTCAACAGCATCGGCCTCGCATTGCTCATACGTTTCATAAACGCCGATAACAACATCCTGAAAGTCACCGTTTGTCATTCCAACGGTCAGGACTAACGCGAATAACGTTCCCATCAATGAAGCTCCCTCCCGGTTGATTGCCGGAACTGATCGGCGGCCTGGTTCCACATCACCTCGTTGCCGAGGTATTCAGCAATAGCCGCTTTGCTTTGAGCTGCGCGAGCATGGTTGATGTCTACCGTTTGTGTACGCTCAACGATGTGCCGGAACCCGGCTAGAATCATCTGGTCGCGATTAAGTGGAAAGCTGTTACGCGGGCAGTCAACTTCCGACAGCCGCCAGTGATGACCATCAGCAAGCGGGCGTACTGTGTACTGCTTGCCTTTGTGAGTGACGATTGGGTTATTCATCTTCAACCTCGACAAACTCGTTATCAGCGCTGAGCTGATACCACTTGTTGGCTTCAACACCATTCTCACCAACCTTGCTGGCGCGAATGTGGATTAGCTCGCCTTCATCGTTGCGGTAACACAGAACAATTGCGCTACCTTCAGATGCTCTAGCCTTACCTTCAATGCCTAACGCTGCTGCTACCGAATGAGATCCTGATACTTCAGCGGCAGAGTAGTCGCCCGTGTTGCTTGCGGCAGAGCGGTAGCCCGTGTTGCTGGCGGCAGAGTAGTCGCCCGTGTTGCTGGCGGCAGAGTAGTCGCCCGTGTTGCTGGCGGCAGAGTAGTCGCCCGTGTTGCTGGCGGCAGAGCGGTAGCCCGTGTTGCTGGCGGCAGAGTAGTCGCCCGTGTTGCTGGCGGCAGAGTAGTCGCCCGTGTTGCTTGCGGCAGAGCGGTAGCCCGTGTTGCTGGCGGCAGAGTAGTCGCCCGTGTTGCTGGCGGCAGAGTAGTCGCCCGTGTTGCTTGCGGCAGAGCGGTAGCCCGTGTTGCTTGCGGCAGAGCGGTAGCCCGTGTTGCTGGCGGCAGAGTAGTCGCCCGTGTTGCTGGCGGCAGAGCGGTAGCCCGTGTTGCTGGCGGCAGAGTAGTCGCCCGTGTTGCTGGCGGCAGAGTAGTCGCCCGTCATGATTTGCTGATCCAGCGATTTATCTACCTTGCTCCATACCCAATCAATCGCGCGCTTCACCATCTCATGGATGGATATTTCAGCTTTGATAGTGATAGTTGCGCTGGCAACTTTCGTGTCGTCAGAATGGCGCGAGAGGTCTCCGGACACTTCAACCTCACAGAATCGGCTACTGGATGGTGAGTAGTAAACGAAAACATCCAGCGGGTTTTCGCAGGAGTGGAAACCAGAAGCGCAGGCTTTAACCTTGCCTTCGTGGTTATAGGTTTTGCCGATTTCGAAATGGTAACCACGGCAGGTCATATCAACGTTAAAGCCTTTGTAGGCGGTGATGATTTCTTTGGTCATTCTGGTTTCCTTTTAGATACCGGTGACGCCCGGCCAGCGGAGCTATTAACCTTTGCGCATAAAAAAAGGCGCTGGATGGGCGCCTGTGGTTGTCATAACTAAGCCGCCTCGGTGAAGCGACTGAGGTATGGACGATAAAAAACCCGCCGGAGCGGGTTATTCACACTTTGCATGCCTGACTGGTTTTAATTTCCACTCAATGGCATTAAGCTCAATTTCCTTCCTGATTTCCTGATGCGTTTTTACGGAGCCATCCGGGTTTTTATTGAATGGATTGAGCGTTTGATAAAACTTCTCCCGTCGCTTGCATGCTTTACCGCATACATCACACTCCCCGGATTTCTCAGCAAAAGTTGAGACCTCATCGAACCGCGTTGTTGTAATTCCACCCCATCCCATCGCCTTACCCTCTGTCGTTACCCGCTGATGCGGGAGAAATGCTTTGTAATGCAGCGCCGGGGTGCTTATCTTCCCGGTTGCCGTCGTGCGGCTGCAATTCGCTGCATTAGAAAACATTCCAGTTACGCACCATTGCCGCTCCTACCTGAGCCCGCCGGGCATCCGACGCATGGTTTACTGTCGCGCCGTTCGACTGACCGAGACGATGTTTCGTTTCGATGAGTTGATAATAGCGATGAGTATTGTTTATAGCAATACGTATTGATATTAAATAATAGCAATTGCTATTAATGCTTTGATAGCTAAAGGAATTTATTTGGATATTTTTTTTGAGTGATTGAGATTCAGATCGTGTTTTTACTGCGGCGGGTATTGCTGTGACGAATTGACTGGCTGCGGGCAATAAAAAACCCAGCACTATGGCTGGGCTTGATTCGTAGCTGGGTGTGTTAACCGTGTTTTCTGTACGTCTGCGGCATGCTGCCAATCACCTTGCCAAACACAAATATCCGGTTCATTTCTTCTTTTTCTATCGGCTCCCACGGGCGATAGGTCTGGTTGTCGGAAATGACCAAGAGCTTATCCTTCATCTTCTGCAGGCGTTTTACGTGGGATGTGTCATCGTAGATGAAGGCGTATATCCCATCACCATCAAAGTGCTGGACGCTGATGTCGACGAACAGTAAGTCGCCTGGCTCAATGGTCCCGGACATGCTGTCACCGCGAACATTGATGATTCTGATCTGCTCAGCCTTTCTGCCATTGAACATCCGGCGAGCGTCTTCGACTGAATATTCCACAGATCTAAGCACCTCGACAAATTCGCTGTTGATGGCTCCTGGCCCAGCGCTCACGTAAAAGTCTAACGCTTCAATGCGGAATGTGTCAGTAGGCGCCAGCTCTGTTTTTGGCTGCGAAATTGCGGGCATTTGACCATCGTCACGCATCGGTCCAACTCCGGTTGAAAGCCACTCAGAGCGAACGCCAAGCGCATTGGCGATCTCAACGATTTTAGTTGAGCCTCGCGCATTGCCGCTGGTCAGCCTCCAGATGGTGGGCTGAGCAACGCCAGACGCTTTAGCCAAAGCGCCCTGAGACATGCCAGATAGTTCCATTGCCTGATTCAGGCGTTCTGCAAGAGTTTCTTTTTTCATGAGTTTAAATTTATACGCTTGCGTATTGATGGTCAAAACACGTTTAGCTATTGCTTAAACCAATACGCATTGCTATTATCAATTCACACCAATACTCATAGGAATTGGAATATGACGAACAAAACCATCCAGCGGGCCATTGATATCGCTGGTAGCCAGAAAAAATTGGCCGACCTGTGCGGAGTGGCGCAACCGACGGTTTGGCGCTGGTTGCACGGTGGCGGCATTGATGCTCGCTACGTAATGAAAATTGTCACTGCAACCAACGGCAAAGTTAAGCCAGCAGATATCCGCCCAGATCTCGCCCAGTTACTAGGGGCAAATAACACAGCCGCCTGACCGGCGGCAATAACCAATTAATTCAGAGGAAGTATCGCAAATGGAAACCTTAACAACACGCAACAAACTGGAGGCCCGGAGGATAGAGAGCTGGTTACACAGCCAGATTGCAGAACTGGGTACTACCAAAATCGCAAACGTAGCTGGCGTCAACAAATCGACGGTGACGCGCTGGCGGGAAAACTTAGTACCAAACGCGGCGCTCTTGCTTTTCAGTTTGTTTTATCTCAAGAGCCAGGAAAAGGGTGATTTCGAGGCCTGACCACCATGAACCACATCGAATTTATCGAAAAGAACGTGCGAGAAGAACTTATCCGCCAGGGCTTCGCGGTATCGGTGGCTCAGGGGGGGGGCATGGCAGGCAGTCGATATGTACAAGCGCATGTCACAGGCCAGCAAGAAAGGGGGAATGTTTGATGACGTTATGCGACACGCAAAGCTCTGGGCTGAGAAACAAACCAGCTCAACGGAGCGTAGCGAGAAGAAGCGTATTAAGCGCGGGAATCAGCAGGGACTGTTTTAAAAAGGCGAAAGCCGCGGTGCTCGAACACCAACGGCTTTCAGGTGGAATTAACTGGATCAATTCACAGGAATAATTATGAGTTCACTCTACCAGCATTACAAGAAAAAAGGCGATAACGGCACGGGAATTGTCGTAAACCGCACCTTCATAGTTCCGATCTCTGAGCTTTATGTCGAACCGGGTTTGAATATCAGGGATGTCGATCTGGAGCATGTTAACGAATTTCGCGATGCGTTTATCTCCGGTGAGTATGTTCCGCCGCTGGCCGTACAGGTAACAGAGCAGGGCGTAAAAATCATCGACGGTCACCACCGCTATTACGGCGCGCTGGCTGCTACTGCCGCTGGTACCGAAATCGCGCGCATTGAGTGCAAAGACTTCGTTGGTTCAGAAGCCGATCGCATCGCGTTCATGATCACCAGTAGTCAGGGAAAAGCGCTATCACCGCTGGAACGCGCTGCCGCATACCAGCGTCTGGTTAATCAGGGTCGCACTCCGGCGGAAATCGCGAAGATGGTTAAGCGTTCTGTTGCCGACGTTGATCATCATCTGCAATTGCTGTCATGCGGTGATGAGCTGATCGACATGGTGAAGGCCGGTGAAGTCTCCGCGTCTACTGCCGTTGCTCTCTCTCGTGAACATGGCGCTCAGGCTGCGTCAGTGGCAACCCGCCAGATGGACAAAGCTAAAGCCGCTGGCAAAACCAAACTTTCCCGCAGCGCTGCCATCCCGCAACTTTCCCCGGCGCGCGCCCGTCGTCTTGCTGAGCTTCTGGTTGATGCAGAAATCGAAGATAACCGCCTCACGGTGTCCTCTACGGCGCTGGAAGAGGTTATGACAATCATCGGTGAGCAAAAATCTCTGATGCGCGAAAGCGGCTGGGAGGAAGCGTGAACACTGCAAAAATTCTCAACTTCCCCGGCAATGATCCGGGGCAACTCAGGAGCAACCGGATGGAGAACCAGAGAACCGGTTTCATCCCGTTGTACCGGAGTGTGCTTAAGCAATCCTGGTCGAAGGACGTATTCCTGCGCACTTTGTGGGAAAACCTGCTGTTGTCTGCCGCCCGCCAGCCTTACACAGCAAACTTCAAGGGTCGCCAATGGCCGCTGCAAACCGGACAACTGGTAACCACATCAGCCGATCTTGGGCTGAATTTATGCGACAGGGAAGGGAAGCCATGCAGTCGTCACGCCGTGGACAGGATGCTGGATGTTTTCGAGCGTGAAGGGATGATTTCTCGCTCAGGAGAGAAGAGAAAAGGCTCTGTGATTACCATCACAAATTACGCTGAATATGCTCAAAAAATGGACGATTTACCCGCGCATTACACCGCGCAAATATCCGCGCTTAATGCCGAGCATGGCGAAGCCAGTAACGGCGCGGCTTTGTATGGTGATGCCGCGCATAAGGCCGCGCATTTAGCCGAGCGTTTACCCGAGAATCATGAACAACAAAGTAATAACAACAATAAAAACATTAAAAGATCTTCGTCGAAGAATTCTCGCGAATTCACCGACGACCGTCTGAAGAAATTTTTATCTGCTCATCCTGAAGCGGTGATTTACACACCATCAGGTGCCAAGTGGGGAACTGCTGACGACCTGAAGGCCGCAGAGTGGATCGCCACCCGCGTGAAGAAAATCAACCCAACCTGCAAAGAACCTGACCTGAAAGCCTGGGCGAATGATGTTCGCCTGACGAACCAGATTGACGGGAGAACACACCAGGAGATTTGCGCGCTGTATGACTGGGCCAGCAAACACCACTTCTGGCAGACAAACATCCTCTGCCCGGCCAGCCTGCGGAAGCAGTGGGACAAGCTGACGGTTCAGCGCGCCGCAGCAGGAACAGAGGTGGCTGTCGCTGGCAAACCGAAAGTAGACCTGAACAACACTGACTGGATTAACGGGGTTTCGCTATGAAAAGCCTTGCTGAGCAGATGCACAACTACGACCGCGAGCAGATGCGCCGCGTGGCTCACAACCTGCCGGAACAGTACGACGAAAAGCCGCAGGTTGAGCAGGTAGCGCAAATCATCAACGGTGTGTTTAACCAGTTGCTGGCAGCATTCCCGGCTGCACTTGTCGGGCGCGAGCAGGAGGAAATGAACGAAATACGCCGCCAGTGGGTTAAAGCGTTCGCCGAGAACGGAATCACCACCATGAAACAGGTCGAATCCGGTATGCGTGTCGCGCGCCGCCAGCAGAAGCCGTTCCTGCCGTCTCCGGGACAATTCATTGCCTGGTGCAAGGATGAAACCCGCGCGTTTGGCCTGACGGTTGATGACGTGATGGCGGAGTTCAAACAGTGGCAACGCCTGATCTTCAAGTACACAAGCAGCGAGCAATATCCGTGGCCGCAACCGGTTCTGTATCACATCTGCCTGGAACTGCGTCGCCGCAGTACCGACGGACAGCTCAGCGAGAAAGAGCTGAAAGTGGTTGCTGGCGAGGTGCTGGCCTACTGGGAAAAGCGTGTCGATTCAGGGCAGCCAGTGCCACCTGTACGTCGCTCACTTCCGGCACCAAAACCAGAACGCGGACCGACTCCGGCGCAGATTCTGAAAGCCAAATACGACCGAATGAAAAACAACGGGCAGGTGTGACATGACCGGCAAACAAGCAATTTTCGAATACCTGAAAACGCACAGCATATTTTGCGCGCCTGACGTAGCTACGGCGTTTGGTATGACCACGGCAAGCGTTACTCAGGCTGCAAACATTCTTGCGAAGGAAGGCTCTCTGACTGTTTCCGGCAAGGTATGGCGCACCGTGTATTACCGCCTTACCACCCAGGACGAAAAAGAAGGCCGCAAGAGCACCAATCTTATATTTCAGGAATGCCGCAACAGCGAAGCGATGAAGCGTGTGCTGTCGGTGTACGGGAGAACACAAGCATGAAACCAACATACGAAGAGTTAGAGGCGCAGGTTAAGCAGTTGGCTGCGGAGCGCGATGCTGTGGTGGCTGAGAATGTGGCGCTGAAGGACGTAGTGAAAGGCATCTATCCAAACCTCGCTATCGATGTATCAACAGAGACTGTCCTCGCCTCCCTGCGCGCAGAAGGGGCAGCAAATGCCATCCCTGTAGGTTATGTGCTGATGCCAGAGCAAATTCACCTGGATGCCGACGCAGTTGAGTGCATTTGTTCTCAGGGTGGCGATGGCGGGTACAACTACGGCGATTTCACAGATGTGATTTTGTGGGTTGGCGAAGTTGAAAGTGATGATGGCAGCAAAACTCACGGGCTTAACGTTTCTTCAGCAGATTATCCAGAAGACGGGGCTATCAATTTGTATGAGTTCGCCGCCCAGCTCCGCAGCCAGTCTGAGCAGGTGAAGGGGGTGCAATCGTGAGCGACCAACCGCAATTCAAATTTGGCGACTATGCACTGATTGAGCAAAAGCGCTTTGGCGTCCCAAACGAAATGTTTGTCTACAAAGTAGTCAGCCAGATTATTTCAAATACCTGGGTTGAAGTACCCGTCACCGCTGGCAAGAAAGAGGAAATTCACTATGACTCTGAGCCTGTTTGCCTCTGCATTTGCTGCGGTGTTGATGAGACGGAAGTAAGGCGCTATCGCGTTAAAGACATGCAGCATCACGCGGTGAAAGGCAACGCAGGAGAAGGAGCGCAGTCATGAGCGAACTTTCAATTCTCGATATGTGCTGCGGCAGTCGCATGTTCTGGTTCGATAAACAGGACGACCGAGCTGTATTCAGCGATATCCGCGCTGAGCAGCACACGCTTTGCGACGGTCGCAGCCTCGTTATCAGCCCGGATGTAATTGCCGACTTCCGCGCGCTGCCGTTCGCTGCCGATTCTTTCCCGGTTGTTGTGTTCGATCCGCCACACCTTGAACGTGTCGGCGATAACGCCTGGATGGGTAAAAAATACGGACGCCTGAACAAAGACACATGGCGTGATGACCTGCGCGCCGGTTTCAAAGAGGCATTTCGCGTTTTGCGGCCACACGGTGTACTCGTCTTCAAATGGAACGAAACGCAAATACCGGTGAGCCAGATTCTGGCACTGACCAACGAGAAGCCAGCTATCTGGCAGCGCACCGGCAAAGCAGACAAAACTCATTGGGTAATTTTTGTGAAAGGCGGTGCAGCATGACTAACAACTACGAGCTGGCGCGGAAGCTGAAAAAAGAAATCACGCTGGCAAATTTCAAAATGGTGCATCCGGTACTGTCGATCACACCAGATGAGCTTTCTTCCCTGCTGGCAGAGCGTGACGCCGACAAGAAGCGGATTGAAATGCTGGAGGAGTACGTCAACGAGCGTGACGCACAAAACCAGAATTTGCTGCTGAATATCGGAAGTCTGCAACAGCGCATCGCCGAACTGGAAGCGCGGACGGTGAGCGTTAAGTTGCCGGATAACTGCGAGCATGACGTAATCGCACCAGTCTGTTCATTCATGTACGAATCGGGTTTCGAAATTGATTCTGCTGATTACAACGCGCTGGTAGCAAGAGTGCGTAGCGAAGTTGAAACGGTGATGCGGAGAACCTTCCGCGCCGCTGGCATCAATCTGGAAGTGGGGGAGTGAAGATGGCTCTCACTAAAAAACAGCGCGCGGAATTGCGCATGAAATTCGGTGGTCGCTGTGCCTACTGCGGTTGCCATCTCGGTGATAAGTGGCACGCCGATCACGTAGAGCCAATCATCCGTATTTCAGAACAGGACATGAAAGCGGCAGAGAAGGGATTATGGAAGCTTAAAGCAACGGGAGAATCATTCCGGCCTCACCTGGATAATCTGGAAAACATGTTTCCGGCGTGTCAGCCCTGCAATCTTCTTAAGTCAACGTACAGCGTTGAAATGTTCCGAAAGCAGATTTCATTACAGGTAGAACGCGGACGTAAAAGCAGCATGAATTTCCGCACCGCAGAGCGATTTGGCCTGGTTCAAGTGGTCAATAAGCCGGTGGTTTTCTGGTTCGAACAATATCAGCAGCAGGAGGCAGTATGACAGCACAACTGAGAGACATTATTCAAAGCGAAGTGTGTGACTTCTTCGCTGGTTTTGTGGAAATTCACACTGAGCTTGGCGGCCCTAACTCAATCGAAGAAGCGCAAGACCTGCTTTCTGACCGTCTATACGCAGCGCTCGCGGGAATGGACAGCGATCCGGTGGTAAGCCTTGGTTTGCTTTCTGTTCAAAAAGCCCGGCCATTGAAATTATCGCGAGAAATGACTGAGACTGATGATTGTGATGGCTGCCAGCATTACCGGGCGGATATTTGCCATGGTGGAAAATGCGCAGCACCGCCAGCGCCGGTGGCTGTGCCTGATGTATTCGTAATTCCAGAGCCTGCAACGCTGACAAATATCAATCAACTTTGCCCGCTTGATGTAAACCTGAGCCAGACAGACTTTGCTACAGGGTGGAATGAATGCCGACAATTTGCCTTAGCGAACAACGCTATGCCTCCTGTCGTCAAGGGCATTAGCGCCTACTGTCAGGGCTGGAACGCCTGCCGCGCCGCCATGCAAGCCGAACCTGTAACGGCGGCTACATGGATTGCCGAGGCTAAAAAGATGGCAGAGATGTACGGGACTAGCTTTGTTGTCTTCCGCAACGGCGAAGAACCACAATGCGCAGACCCGCGCAAGGTCGTTATCAGCTTTACCGATGAAGGACTTGGATATCCGGCAGCACCTATAACGGCGGCTACGGTGCCAGATGGTTGGAAGCTGGTACCAGTTATAGCTTTCCCTTCGCAGTGGGCGGCAGGTCAAAAGGCTTTTCAATCAGCAGGCATCAACAAAATCGATGCTGTATATAAAGCTATGGTTGCGGCAGCGCCTGAGCAGGAGGTGTGAGGTGGACGCATTCAAAGACTTCAGTATCACAGACTGGCTGTTTTTCTCTACCGTAGTGCTCATCTGGTTGCACATGGTATTCAGTGCATATCACTGGTTTGGTCTTTTCCTGCTTCGTCGCGGTTGGCGGTGGTGGAACAGGAAAGACGATAAAGCGCTGGCGATGGATTCTTTCTATGAAGCGTTCAATCTTGCCAGCCTTGAGCCAGGACATACGCTGACTGCAAAAACCGAAAGTGGACTGGTAATACAGGTTTATCGGCCAAAGGCGGTGCGCGATGCCTAACCCATTCGACTCCGTGATGTTCGTCCTGCTGGCCGCTGGCGCTCTCAATGAGCTTGGGTGGTTTAACTAAACGTCAAGCAACATTGATAATCAATAATCAGTAAGCCATAATTAAGGTGCTGTCGGATTGAGCCCCGGCAGCACCTTTGCGCATTTGATGGGGACATTAAATGCGACCACAATCTGAACTCTTCACCTTGTCACAGATGCAGCGATGCACCTGCGATTTTCTGCATTCTGCGGTTTCCGTTAAGGGGGCCGTATGAACCTGCCAGCAGACGGCATCAAACTTCACCGTGGCAACTTCGCCGCCATAGGCCAGCAGATTCAGCCGTTGCTTGACGCGGGGCATTGCTTCCGCCTTCAGGTTAAGCCGTGGCGTGAGAAGCGAAGCCTTTCTCAAAACGCTCTGAGCCACATGTGGTACACCGAAATCAGTGAATACCTCATCGCGCGTGGTAAGTCCTTCGCTACGCCTGAGTGGGTTAAAGACGCGATGAAGCACACCTATCTCGGCTATGAAAGCAAAGACCGAGTTGATGTGATCACCGGAGAAGTGACCACCGTTCAATCCCTACGCCACACCTCCGATCTCGAAACCGGCGAGATGTATATCTTCCTCTGCAAAGTCGAAGGCTGGGCGATGAACATCGGTTGCCACCTGACAATCCCGCAAAGCTGCGAATACCAGCTTCTGCGCGATAAACAGGAGGCATGATGCATAGCCCACTCGCCAAAGTCATTGAGCGCGGCATATTCCGAATGCCCGCGCGCCGGAAACGTAAGCCTGAGCTTAAACCATCCGAAATCCCGACACTTAAAGGTTACACGGCTAACCTGGTCGATCAGAAATGGCTGCGCCTGGCGGCAAGGAGGCAGCATGCGTAAACCATCCCGCCGCAAATGCAAAGTTTGCTCTGCCTGGTTTATCCCGGCTTACGACAACATCCGCTGGTGCTGCCCTGAGCATGGTGCCATCTATGCGCTGGAACTCCGCGCTAAGGAGAAGGTGAAAGCCGAAGCTAAGCGCATCAGGGATAAGCATGTTGCTGAGAAAGAGGGGCGTCAGCGCAGACAGGCTAAGCGAGAGTCGTTTAAGACCAAAGCCCAATGGGAGAAAGAAGCGCAGTCCGCATTTAACCGGTACATCAGAATTCGTGATGAGGGTAAAGAGTGCGTGAGCTGCGGCAATCCGCTGATTGGCAAAAGCAACTATCTGACCGGCAGCGCCATTGATGCAAGCCATTACCGTTCGCGCGGTGCGGCCTCACATCTGAAATTCAACACTTTCAACGTACACAGCGCCTGCACTCGCTGTAATCGCCAGTTGAGTGGCAATGCTGTTGAGTACCGCATCCGTCTTATCAATCGTATTGGGTTGGAGCGAGTGGAACGCCTGGAAGCAAACAATGAACCTCGTCGCTTCGATATCCCATACCTGCAACGCATCAAATCAATATTCACCCGCCGCGCCCGTCAGCTTGAGAAGCGCAGGGCACGCCATCAGGAGGCCGCGTGAAACCTGAATTCATCCGGTACCAGATTGAAAGCGTAGCGCGGGCTAAATTACCCGCCGTTAAGCGCCACAGCAAGCCAGTTAAAACCACACAGCAAAAACAGACGGAGCACGCCGCATGAACGAACAATATCTGCAATACGTCCGTGAAGAAATCGCGCTGGCTACGGCTGATTTTAGCGGTCGAACCAAGGGGCAATTAGTCGCTCTGGTTGAGCAACTCCAGTACACAAATGAACGGTATCCGCGCAAACGGCAGTACGTGCTTGATGAGTTGACGGGAAAGAAAATCATGCTCCGAAATCCGCCGGTACCCGGAAAGCAGTCACACGCTAAAGGCACCTCTATCCCGCAGGTGATCCCGGTGGAATTTTCGACGGCAAGCTGGCGGCGCGCTATTGCCAGACTGGAAGATACGGAAAGCGCCTGGGTGAAATGGAACTACCTGCACGATACTGATTTCAGATTGCAGACCGCCATTGTCCAGTATGGGTGGCTCCAGTTCTGCGAGACAATTAAAGGGCAGCGCATAGCAGGTAAGACCAAAGAAAAACTCAAGGTGCTGATCTGGCTGGCTGCACAGGATGTGAAAAAGCAGGTCGCTAAACGCGGTGTGTACCTGCAAACCGAACTGGCGCAATTCATGGGAATCACTGATAAGAACTGGGGGAATAATTACCGCGATTACTGGCGGGCTATGCGCGGCGTGTTTTTCGCTCTGGATCGTGAGGCGCTCATTTCGATAGTCAGATCACGTTCGCAACAAAAAGCATCTTTTTCGCAACCAACTCTTGCAAAAGTAGATAAAGTGAGTCATATTTGAGTCTACTTTGATATGCTGCCTAAATTGTAAACGGCGGCAAAGACTAAAAGCCTCGGCATCCCGCCGGGGCTTTGTCGTTTCTGGGTCAGAAGCACAGCGGTTGTGCGTTCGGCTGTTAACCGAATGGTCGAAGGTTCGAATCCTTCCTGTCCCGCCAAATTCGCCGGTCTAGTTCAGTGGCAGAACGGCAGCCTTGTAAGCTGCGCGTCAGAGGTTCGATTCCTTTGCCCGGCACCAGAACCCAGCCAGGGTACCTTCGGCCATGATGCCGACATTGCCACACCCTCATATTTCTCACCTTGTTGTGAGCTTTTTTATTATCAGGCTCCGGGAATCAACATCAGATGGCTTCGTTGTTAAATGCAGCCCGAGAGCCTGACCCTTTTACTCACGCACAGCACCCGCCACTAAAGCGAGGTGAGAGCATGCAACGTATGAACACAAACAACGGCTTTTGGTCGTATTTCTGGTCTGCCACGACGGGATTTTTCACCATGCTGACGTTACAGGACGTGCTATTTGCTGTCGGTGCCGTTGTTACCGCCCTGTTCACATGGTTGACCTACAGATCTAATAACCGCCGCAATCAGGCGATTATTGAAGAAGAAAGGAAGCGAACCGAGATCATCAGTAAGGCTTATTCGAAGGATGATCCGGGCAAGAATCACCCAAAGGCGATTGACATCGCTGGTATACAACCGCAGGGGCAATGACATGGCGATGTCTCCCGAGTTTCGCAATAAAGTCATTGCCGCCATTGGCGGTGGTTCTCTGGCTATTTCCGCAGCCATGATTACTGGCCCAAATGGTGATGACGGTCTGGAAGGGATCAGGCTTGAACCTTACCTTGATGTGGTAGGCGTTCCCACGGTTTGCTATGGTCACACCGGCAATGATGTTGTGATGGGTAAAACCTACACAGAGCGCCAGTGCAAAGATCTGCTTAATGCTGACCTTCAGTCAGTGGCGAGGCAGGTTGACCCGGTAATTAATGCCGACATCCCTGAAACCATGCGCGCCGCGCTTTACTCGTTTGCCTATAACGTTGGCGTGGGTGCGTTCAAAAAATCCACCATGCTCAGGCTGATCAACAAGGGTGAGAATGCCGCCGCCTGCAACGAGATGAAGCGTTGGGTAATGGCTGGCGGTAAGAAGTGGAAAGGCCTGGTTAACCGCCGAGAGATAGAGCGGAAAGTCTGCATGTGGGGACAGAAGAATGTTTGACATTAAAGCCCCGTCAGCGTCGGAGATGGTAATTATCGCTGGTGTTGTTGCGGTTATCTTTCTCGGCGTGCGCGCCAGTAGTAACTTCCAGAGCCTGCTCAAAGATAACGCCACACTCACCGAGCAAACATCACAACTCTCCAGCAAAAACGACATGCTGGCAAAATCGGTCGACAGCATGTCGCAGCAACTTCATGCGATGAATGACATCGTCGCTGACGAAACGCGCCGCAGGGCAGCAGCCGAAATGAAATCTCAACGCCTCCAGGAGGAAATTAAAGATGCTCTTAAAGGCAGCGTATGCGCTGGCGAGTACATTCCTCCTGTTGCAGTTATCAGGCTGCGCGAAGCCGCTGACAGTGTACGAGCCGGTAAAGCAGCCGTACATCCCGATTCCTCCAGCCCTGCTAAGTGAATGCCCGGTTCCTCTTCTTCCCGAAAAGATGACATTTGGCGATAGCGTTGATCTGAATATCAGGCTGCTTGACTCGATTGACGAATGCAACGGTCATCTAAGGGCAATTCAGGCCATAGAGAAAAACAGAGCCTCGCAATAGCGGGGCTTTTTTATTGCGCTTCGCATGCGCATTCCGAAGAGAGACTTTCAGTAGTGAGCCTGGGCGAGCCGTTCGCTCTTGGCGGCTTTGCCATGCGACAGGCTCACATCTAAAAGGTGAACACTATGAAAAACAAGATTCATGATCATGCATGCATCAACTGCTTCACGGGTAAAGGCGAATGTCTTGGTGAGTGCAATGTCACAGACACAAATAAAGCTTTAGCTGATTCATTCGAAGAAGTGACAAGGCCGGTAATTAAATGGCTGGCTCAAAATGTTCACCCACATCATTCGGTGATCATTGATAGCACGCATGCAGAGTTGCTTGAAGGCCAGTCCGTTGTGCATACCGAAGAGTATTTGCGTGACTAAAGGCATTACAGAAGCCGCTTGCCGAGTGGCTTCGATAATGTCAACAGCAGGTGATTAAACATGGCAAAACCGGACTGGGGAGCACTGCAAGACCAGTTCCTCGCCGAACATGCTAAATCCGGTATTTCCCCCAAAGACTGGTGTGAAGCGCAGGGACTGAATTACGCCAGCGCAAAGCGCTATATCAAAGTTACGAATTACGGTGCGAATTCGCAAAAAAGCAGTGCGAAAAAAACTGCGAATTCGCAGATAGGGAAAGGAAAGGCCAGTAAATCCGGGAAGCGTGAGAAGAATGCCCCTTCCGCTGGCAACTCTGAAATTTCTCCACAAACGAAACCTATTCGCGGTTCGCGACACGCGCCGCCCATAAAACCTTTTCAGCCCGGCAATCAGCATGCGCTCAAACATGGCGGCTACGGTCGCCGGATGCTTCTCTCTGACGCCATCACCGAAGACGCTCAATTGCTCACGCTTGACGATGAGCTTTTCTGGTTGCGCGCGGCGAACCTGACTGCGGCGGAAAACATCGGTCGCTGGCAGACAGAGCTTGAAACCGCTGACAGCGATAAAGCTAAAGACCTTCATGACCTGATCTCATCTGCGCAAAAGGCAATGCACCGCAACACTGCTCGCATTGAGTCCCTGGAGTACACGAAGGGGAACATCCTGAAGATGCAGATCGACGCAGCCTATCGCGAGGCCGCAACCGAAAAAGTTGAGATGGAAATAGGCGTGTTGAAAGACGGGGATCGGGATAACGCGATTGTCGTTCACAACGCTCTGCCAATACCGGGAAGATAGCTATGGCCGATATTTACCTGCCCACACTGCACGACGGGCAGTTAAAGGTCTGGTCTGACTCCTGGGATGACCAGTTGCACGCGGTCCGCTGTGGTCGTCGTTGGGGTAAAACCTTCATGCTGTCCAGCGCTGCGGTAACGTATGCTACCGCGCAGTTTAAGCGCCCGGGCATGGATATCTCGCTTGGTGGACGCGTCGGCATCTTCACTGCCGAATACCGTCAGTACCAGGAAATTTACGACAAGCTCGAAGAAATCCTTTTGCCGCTTAAAAAGAGCTTTAGCCGACAGGAAAAGCGACTGCTGCTGAAAAACGGCGGCAAGATTGACTTCTGGGTCACCAACGACAACAAACTCGCTGGCCGTGGCCGTGAATACGAAATCATCCTTATCGATGAGGCGGCATTCACCAAATCCCCTGAGATGTTGAAGGAGATATGGCCCAAGTCGATTAAGCCAACGCTGCTGACCACGAAAGGCCGCGCTTACGTTTTCTCCACGCCAGACGGTGTCGACGAGGAAAACTTCTTTTACGCCATCTGCAATAACAAGTCGCTGGGCTTCATTGAACACCACGCTCCAACGTCATCAAACCCGTTCGTCCCGCCGGAAGAACTGGAGAGAGAGGAAAAGAACAACGACCCGCGCGTGTTCCGCCAGGAGTTTCTTGCGGAGTTCGTGGACTGGTCAGCCGCTTCGCTGTTCGACGTGCGTAAATGGTTTGAAGGTGAGAATCAGGATCAGCCTGTCGAATACCCTGAAATGTGCGAGGCCGTATTTGCGGTCATGGACACCGCCGTCAAAGGTGGTTCAGAGCATGATGGTACGGCGGTGGTGTATTACGCCGTCGACACCCGGCCCGGCATTCAGCGCCTGACCATTCTCGACTGGGATGTGGTGCAGATCGACGGCGCGCTGCTGGAAACGTGGATGCCGTCGGTATTCGACCGCCTCAACGAGCTTTCCGGCCAGTGCGTTGCCATAAACGGCAGCCTCGGCGTGTTCATCGAAGACGCCAGCATGGGCAGCATCCTCCTGCAGAAAGGAGAAAGCCTGGGATGGCCGGTCAACAAAATTGAGTCCGCCCTGACCAGCAAAGGAAAGGACGAGCGCGCCATTATGGCCTCCGGTTACCACTACCGCGGCCTGGCGAAAATATCCCGACACGCCTACGAGAAGACTGCCGTCTTCAAGGGCGAGACAGCAAACCATCTGCACAAGCAGGTATCCCGATTCCACCTTGCCGACAAGAAAGCGCATAAGCGCGCCGATGACCTTCTCGATGATTACACCTACGGGCTGATCATCGCCTTCGGCAGCGGCGACGCAATCTGACGAGAGAACCAATGAACGAAGACGATTTCGAAATCGGCAGCTGCTCTCACTCAGAGTTGATGGCATTGCTGGACAGCGACGACATCCAGCCAGGTTCCACGGCTGGCTATCAGACCTGCAAAACGGTTTACCTCTACCACCCGCTGGGCGGGAAGATGGTGGATCGCCCGATTAAAATGGCGATGAATGAGCCGCGCACCGTGCATGTTGCCCAGTCGTATGGGCTTGAGCAGCGCCTGCGCGACGCGTTCGAGCGCGAGTGGAAAGCGATGGGTGCGAACCAGCACATCGCCAATGCCGCGCGTATCGCCCGTATTTACGGCGTATCAGCGATCGCAATGCTGGTGGATAACCAGGAGCCAAATGAATCGCTGGACTACCGCACGCTGTACAAGCACAACGTCAGCTTTAACATCCTGGACCCGCTGAACACCGCCGGCAGTATCGTGCTGAACCAGGACCCGAACGCCCAGGACTTCCAGAAAGTCGACGGAATCCGGGTGGCTGGCAAGCCGTATCACAAATCGCGCTGTGTCGTCGTGCAGAACGAGGATCCAATTTACCTCGCGTACAACCCTGCGGCGTTCGGCTTCACCGGTCGCAGCGTGTACCAGCGCGCGCTCTATCCGCTTAAATCCTTCATCCAGACCATGCGCACCGACGATATGGTTGCGGTGAAAGGCGGCCTGCTGGTGACGAAAATCAAGGGGCCAAGCTCCGTCGTCAACAACATGATGCAGAAGCTCAGCGGCATTAAGCGCATGATGCTGAAGCGCGGGAAGACGGGAGAGGTCCTGCAGATCGGCGAGAGCGACAATATCGAGTCAATCGACCTGAGTAACCTGGAAAAGCCTCTCGACTCTGCGCGTAAGCACATCCTGGAGAACGTGGCCGCCGCTGCAGACATGCCGGCGATCATCCTCAACTCTGAGACGTTCGCTCAGGGCTTCGGTGAAGGCACTGAAGATGCCCGCGCCGTAGCGGTGTACATCGACAACATCCGCGAGTGGCTGGATCAGCTTTATGCGTTCTTCATCCGCGTGTGCCAGTACCGCGCCTGGAGCATTGAATTCTTCCAGTCGCTGCGTGCTGACTTCCCGGAGCTGAAAAACACCTACAGCGTTTATTTCGCGAGCTGGATAAACAACTTCGAATATCGATGGCCGTCCTCCCTGAAAGAGCCGGAAAGCGAGAAGGTGAAGGTCGACGAGACGCGCTTTAAGGCGATCGTCAGCATGCTGGAAGTGGTGCTGCCGCAGCTCACGGCTGACCCGGAAAACCGCGCGACGCTTATTGAGTGGGCCTGCGAAAACGCCAATGCCAACGAGAACCTTTTCCCTCAGCGGCTTAACCTCGATTACGACTCGCTGAAAGATAACCCACCGCCGGAGCCGCAGAAAGCTGAAGAGCCGGGCGGCGGGATGATGTTATGAACACTTTCACCCGAACAGTGAGAGACGCGGTGAAGTTCTTTCTCCGCAACGGCTACTCGTCCCGGGAAGAGCTGGAACGCTGGCAGGCGATTATCCGCCAGGCCGCCGAAAGCGAAACCGCCGATGACTACATGACGATGGTCACCCGCAACCTGACGAAAGCATACGACCTGCAGGTTCGTCGTGCTGGCGCGCTGAAGCGCCACCAGGGCATATCCAGGTTCACGCTCAACTACCTTGAGCCGAAGCTTAGGGCGGAGCTCGACAGGCGGATCCTCGCCAGCGCTGACCTAATCCAGCTCAACCGCAAAAAAGCCATCGACACCACGTTGTCGCGGTTTAGCGGCTGGGCCAGCAGCATTCCCTCAGCAGACAGCATTGCGCTGACCGGCATTCAGGGAACGATGCGGGAGACGGCAGCGCACATTCAGAAGGCCGCCGAGAAGGTGGACTATGAAGCGCGCAGGGTGATGATCGACCAGAACCATAAGCTGATAGCCAACATCGACAACGTGATCGCAACGAGCAATAACGCGATTGCAGCCATATGGCACAGCCACTGGCGGCGTCCTGGCTATGACTTCCGCGAGGACCACAAGGAGCGCGATCAGCTGTATTACCTGATCCTCGGGAACTGGGCGCAAAAAAACGGGTACGTTAAAGCCGGGCCAGCCGGTTACCTCGACGAAATCACCCAGCCTGGCGAAGAGGTTTTTTGTCAGTGCTACGTGACCTACATCTACAACATCCGAAGCATTCCTGAATACATGCTGACCCAGAAGGGGCAGAAGTTCATGGAGTCGATGAAGAAAGCAGCATAGGAGCATTAAAACGTGGCTATTTTTGGCAGCGGGATAATGTTCCGTCAGGGTAAGTACGTCTTCCTGATCCAGCGCTCGGATGATGGCACGTGGTGCCCGCCTGGCGGAATGGTAGAGCCGGGCGAGCTGGCTATTGATGCCGCACGCCGTGAGGTGCTGGAAGAGGTGGGTTATCAGTACGATGGCCCGCTCACTCCGCACAGCGTATACGGCGATTATCTGACGTTTCGCGCCGAGGTGCCGGAGAGGTTCGAGGCGAAGCTTAACGACGAATCGCTGACCGCCGGATGGTTCCACATTGACGACCTGCCCAAGCCGCTTCATCAGCCCTTCGCTGAGATGCTGGCGCAGCAGGCGCTCAATGAAACCGAGGTGGCCGCGCTCATCGCTGACGGGACGCTAAGCAGCCCGCAATTCTTTATCAACATGTGGATGTTCGCCATCCGGGTGACCGGAACAGGGGTTACCTGGCGCTCTGCAGATCAACAGATGGCCTTCCGTAACCCGGACGACTATCTCACCCCAGAGTTTCTCCAGCGAGTTGCCGGTGTACCGCTTATCTGGCTGCACCCGGAGAAAAACAAGCTCGATAGCGATGAATTTGCGAAGCGTGTTATCGGCACCCTGACGAACAGTTGGGTTGCTGATAATGGCGAGGTCTGGGCTATTGCCCGGGTGTACGACGCTGAAGCCGCCGAAATTATGGCGACACGGCAGTTGAGTACCTCGCCAACCGTCACGTATAGCGAAGCGCAGGACTCAATCATCAAAATCGACGGTCAGCCTCTATTGGTGGAAGGTTCCCCGGTATTGCTCGACCACGTTGCAATTTGTGAACAGGGCGTATGGGACAAGCTCCTTGCCCCTACTGGTGTTAAATCTGATTCCATTCCAAACGAGGCTGAAAAGATGGACGAGGAAAAAATCGTAGCGCTAATCAATAAGGCGATTGACGCACGCATGGCTAAGGCTGACGAAGAAAAAGACGCCAAAGCTAAGGCCGATGCCGAAGAAGCAGCCAAAAAAGAAAAGGCTGATGCTGAGGCAAAAGAGGCCGAAGAGGCAAAAGCCAAAGCTGACGCGGAAGAGAAAGCCGCGAAGGAAAAAGCAGACGCAGAAGCCAAAGAGAAGGCCGACGCGGAAGAGGCGGAACGTATGGCGAAAGAAAAGGCTGACTCTCAGCTGCGCCAGGAGATCGCCGACCTGCGCTCCCGCATCCCAACCGAGTTGAGCGATGAAGAGCGTAACGAAGTCGCCGACGCACAGGTGAAGGCTGATAGCGTGTTCTCCTGCTTCGGCAAGCGCGCTCCGGTGCCACTGTCTGGTGAAAAGCCGTTGGCATATCGCCGTCGCCTGATGATTCAACTGCAGGAGCATTCGCCTGACTTCAAATCCGTCGACCTGTCCTCCATCGCTGACTCAGCCCTACTGAGCGTGGCCGAGAAAACGATCTACGCCGACGCGCAGAAATCGGCAAGCCTGTCTGTTGGCCCTGGCATGCTGCGCGAAATTAAACGCGCTGATGCGACCGGTCGCCAGATCAGCACCTTCGAAGGCGATCCTGCTGCCACCTGGGCTCCGTTCCAGTCCGGCAAGCGTCAGGTCACCAGTTTCAACAACCAGGCTTAACGGGAGCTCTCAAGCATGGCTACTTTATCTCTTAACCCGATGGCAACCACGAATGCGCTGGGTTCTTTCGGTGTGCAGTCCGACGGTTATATTCAGGGCGTGGCGCTCGATGACCCAGCCAACCGCTTTAACCTGGCGGCTGGCACTGTGGCGGCAACGGAAACCAAACCTCTCTGGGGCGGTCTGCCGGTTGCTGAGCTTCTGCCTGGTACCAGTTCAAGCCCGCGCGGGTCATTCATCCGTCGAGCTGTGTCTGTTGCAGAGCTGGAAGGTTTCACCGTCTTCAATCAGGCTCACAACGGCCTGACCACTCCGCAGTCGCCGGTCCCGCTGTACGCCTCCGGCATGAGCGTTTCGTACTACCGCCTGGGCTCTAACATGCGCGTTCCGCTGAAAGCTTCTGCGCAGGTTGTCGCACTGGGCACCTCTGGCGCCTCAGTGAAAACGCCGCTGGCATGGGACTTCGTGAACAACCAGATCACCACCGCGGCGGCGGCCGGTTTCGCTGGCGATGATATCGAGACAACTGCGGTGACCTATGCCAATGGTGTGGCTACGGCGACAACCGCATCAGCGCACGGCCTTACCGCTGGCCAGTACGTGAAAATCAGCGGCGTTGCCCCTGCGGCGTACAATGGCACTGTGGTCGTGCTGTCTGTTCCGAGCTCAACGACCTTCACCTATGCCCCGGCAACTGCACCAGGTGGCGCTGCAACCACGCAGGGCACCATCGGCGCAGTTACGCTTTCCGACATCACTCTGCCGGTAAAAGTGCTCGCCATCGAATCAGGCAACTCCAAGACTGTCATCTATGACAGCGCGACTGGTTTCCTGACCTGGAATAACACCGACAGCTGCGCGCTGGTCTTACTTTAATCGGGAGCTGAATTAAATGGCTGCAATTACCCCCAGCTACACCATCGTCAGTCCGTCGTACATCGCGCCGGAGATGATCATTGGTTACCAGCAGGCGTCAGGTGCGTTTGAAACCATCGCCAGCGGTAACCCGCAAGTCCGTCTCGGCGTAGGCGATCAGTACGTCTACATGCGCCGACTGGATATTCGCACCCAGACCACTTCCAGCCAGTCCGGTAACGGTAACCAGCTGCCGAGCGTGGCGCTGGATGCGAAGATGATTTCAACCCCAACCTACCTGTTCCGCTGCCGTGGTATCTACGATCACCATGACATGGCCGCTGCCGGTAACTGGAACTTTGCATTGCCGGAAGCTCAGCGCCTGGGCATGCGTCAGGGCATTTTCCAGCAGCTGCGTTCTGCTCTGCTGTACGGCATGAACCCTGCTGGCGGTGAAGGCCTGCTGAACACCGCTGGCGCGACTACCGAGTCCCTGCCTCCGGACAGCAACGGCAACACCACTGTGCTGACCTATGACCACGGCCAGATGGCGGTCTATCTGCTGGGCCACGTACAGGCCGCACTGACCCGCACCATGCAGCTGGGCCGCCAGCAGCGCGTCGTTATCCTGGGGCCGCAGCGCGTCCTCGGGGCCATGGAGATTCAGCAGATCGTTCAGCTGACTTCTTACCAGCGTCCTGGTGGTGGTACTGACACCGTCGGCGGCACGGTGAAAGAAGTACTAAAAGGCGCAAACGTCCAGGTTGACTGGGTGTATGACGATACCCTGATCGGCGCAGGCGCTGGCGGTACCGACGCGGTGGTAATCACCATCCCTGAGGTCGAAGTGCCGATGGTCAACTCTACCGTGAACACCAACGAATTCGCCAAGCTGACTCCGTCTCTTGCTGCGAACGCGCTGATGTTTACCGACATGGCCGCGCCGCGTGAGATTCCGACGCCGATCGCTGGTGGTGCCATCGACGTTCTGTCCGAAATGCGATCAACATCAGGCTGGGCGGTTCGCCCGGAAGCTATCACCATCCTGTCCATGGCGTACAGCGCCTGATCCATTCTTTGAAGTGGTTAAGCCTCTGCCGGGGAGACTCAGCAGGGGCTTTTTTACGAGGGTAATCAATGAAACTCTATATCGCTAACACCACCAAGCAGCGCCAGATTTTTGCATATCGCAAACTGGAGACTGGTCGCCTTATTCAGATCCCTATTAATCACGGCAGCCAGATGATGGTGCTGGATGGTTCAACTGAGGAAGTCGATGCGGTGGTGCAGCATCACCAGATTTACGGACTGGTTGACTCGACGAAAATCGACCAGAGCCAGGCGTTTGTCGGCCTGTGCTACAGCCTGAGCAAGCCTGTATCAGCGTCTGTAATCGAAAAAGCAATCCGCGATAACGATATTCACCTGACGCGTGGAGCGCATAACCGCCGCCAGGCATCCGTAGCAGCTCTGGATAGCGCGCTGCGTGAAAGCGGCACTGGCTATTCCGGTGAGATGGAAGTCAGCGCGGAGCAGGCGAAAGGCCGCGAAGACAGCGAAGACACCCCGACGGTTAACGAAACAATCGTAACTGAAAAATCCGGGAGCAAGAAAAAATGACAACGAGCCTGTCGGGATTCATCGAATTCGTTCGAACTGACATGGGCGTGACCGCCGCGCAGGTTCCCGACGACTCACCGTCTTTCTCCCTGGCGTATGGCGGCGCGGTTGAGTGGGTAAACCCTGATATCGCGTGCGTCACGCCGAACCTGTACACCGTTGCCGTGTACAACCTGGGCGCGTCTTTCCTGGTCAACTATGGCACGGAATCGGTATTCGCCGAATTCAGGAAAACGTATGGCCTGAACGATTTCAAGGCTGGTGTGATTACTGGTGCCGGCGATAACTCAACCAGCGCTCAGCGCCTGGTGCCGGACTTCTTCAAAGACCTGTCACTGGCTGACCTACAGATGCTGCAGGACCCATGGGGCCGCCGGTACCTGATGATTGCCCAGCAGTTCGGCAGCCTGTGGGGGCTGTCATGATCACCTTCCACCTTGGGGTGATTGATGTCCCGTATGAAGACGAGAACACCACAACAGGAGACGTCGCCGAGTATCTGGAGGAAAAGTACCAGATCATGCAGACGTTTTTCGACAGGTACAGCAACGACATCGCTGACCTGATGGCGAACGACCTGGCAGCGTCGCTTGAGAATATGATGGCCGGCGCGCCGCCAGCGAAAGACCCGCTGGCAGAGTCGATGTCACGGATCCATGACCTGTTTGTCGCCTTCCTCGACAACACCGAAATGAACGGATTGCCGGGCGTTCCTACGCGCCGCGCGCTGGACGGCATCTCCCGGCGATTCAAGAACAAAAAGGGGCCTCCGCGCCCGTCATTCATCGATACCGGAACCTATCAGGCCGCGATGCGCGCCTGGGTGAGCGGGGTGCTAAATGCCTTCCCTGGATGAGTTGCAGCAAACTGCAAAAACCGAGCTTAACGCCACGCTGACGCAGGGTCTTGATGACCTGAGTCGCTTTCAGGTGGTCACGTTCACGAAGTATATCCGCAAGGTGCTACCCCTCGATGGCTTCGTCTTCTGGGTGAAGGCTTCTGTTCTGTCGGACGACCCCAGCAGCGAGCCCGATACGGTGAACGTTAAGGGCTATCTGCACCTGACGACCGAAACCATTCAGGACGATGAACAGCTTTACGACCGGAACGTCGTGACGTTTACCGCGCAGGCGGACATCGACCCGTTCAACGATATCGGATCTGACGTCCTGTATATCGGCGAGTTCTTCGGTATCCAGTTTTCCTTCTCCCGGCGCACCGGGCTGAACGAACCGGCCAACCTCTACCACTACACAGGGGAGGCAATCTTCCCCTACATGCGATCGCAGATCATCAACTCTGCCGACGATATCGACCTGTCAGATGTTGTGGTTTCGAGCTCATTGCCGGTATGGCTGGCGCTGAGCCAGTACATGCCGATGTTCCCGGCCATGCTGTCGACGCAGAACCTGTCTCCGCCGTATGCAACGGTGAAGTGCAGCAACACCGCGCCGATCGCCGGGAGCTTTTACCTCGATGAGCAGCAGAATCAGTATCAGCTGGTTTCTGAGGATGTGACGATCTCCATTACTGGCCTGCGCAATGCCGGGGTTGAGGATTTCCTGAGGTACGTACAGCAGTACACGCTCGGCGATGACGCGGAAATGGGCGTGATGAATATCCCTGTTGTTCAGGACGAGCGCGTCACGCAGAACGAGCTGAACATCATCGCCATGAGAAAAACCATCAAGTTCAAAGTCAACTATTACCAGCAGCGCATGCGGAACGTCGCGCGCAAGCTGATCACGTCAGCGATTCCGTCCATTTACCCGGAGAAATAAATAAATGGCAATTGTTAACATTAACGTCTCGGTGACCAACCCACCGAAGCCCTCTCAGCTGCTCAAATCCGGCGCGATGATCTCCATGGGCGGAACAACCCTGGCTGCAGGTGAGTATCAGCTCCTGACGACGAAAGACGATCTGAAGGATATCACCTCACCGGCTAAAACTATTTCAACGATCACCTGGGCAACCGGCGTGGTCACGGTGACCCTCTCGGCAGCGCATGGCTGGAACGTTGGCGACACTATTCCCCTGGTTGTCTCTGGTGTTACTCCAGCAGCTTATAACCGCGCCGTAACCGCCACCGTGACCACTTCTACCGCCTTCACTTATCCGTTAGCTACAGACCCAGGAACGGCAACAGTTATGGGTACGGTGAAAACCGTAGCGGCAAACGAAATCATCGAGATGAACACCACGTTCTGGTCACAGGGAACCACCCGCGCGGTCTATGTGCTGGAACTGGGCGACGTGTCTGTTGCTGCTGCTGTTGCTGCTCTGGCCGACTTCATCGATGAGGATATCTCTCTGGGCAACACCTACCAGAAATTCTTCTCGTACCTGGTGCCGCGCGAATGGGATGGCGAAACGACGTTTAAAACCCTGACGGGTCTGTATACCAGCCCGGCGTCACTGGTTTATTTCTTCATCACCACTACGACAGCCACTTATCCGGACTGGGTCGCCACCAAGAACAAATCTGTGTGTGCGGGGGTGGAATCGCCAAACATCCCTGCTGGCGAGTTTTCCATGGCGTTCCCGTTCCAGTCCTCGCTGGCAAACGATCCTGGCTCTTCAAACATGGTACCGCCAATGGCGTACCGATTTGGTTACGGCGTAACCGAGTACCCGGTAGAAGGCAATGGAACACTGCTGAAGCAGCTCCAGGACAACAGCATCAACTACGTCGGCACTGCCGCGGAAGGTGGGCTGAGCAACAAAATGCTGGTGGCAGGTCACATGCTGGACGGCAATCCGTTCAACTACTGGTATTCCGTGGCGTGGACTGCAATCAACCTCGAGCTCGATCTGGCAAACGAAATCATCAACGGGTCAAACACCACTGTTAACCCGCTGTACTACGAGCACAACGGCATCGACCGCCTGCAGCGCCGCGCGCTGAAGACGCTGCGCAACGGCATCAGTTACGGCCTGATCCTGGGTCGCGTGATTGGTACCGGTCTGACTCAGCAGGATTTCAACAGCGAATACGAGAAAGGCACGTATGCCGGGAACGCGGTAATTAATGCCGTGCCGTTCGCGAATTACACCAGCCTGAATCCATCTGATTACGCCGATGGAAAATATAACGGCCTGAGTGCCGTAATGACGCCGCGCCGCGGCTTCGAATCCATCACGTTTAACGTGACCGTAACCAACTTTGTAGGGGCGTAAAAAATGGCAAACCCATTAGTACCGCAGGGATTTCTTAATCGCGTTCGTGGCGGCGTATCCGTCACAGATGCTCCGGCACTGAATGTTTCCGCCTCCTATCTGGCAAAGGAAGCCATCAGCATGCGCCCTGATGGTCCGGCAACAGACATTATTCCGACGCTGACCGGCACGGTCGGCAGCCAGGCGCCATATCAGCAGGTGACGCTTACCGTTCATTTGCTGAAAACTCAAGGGCTCGGGGAGAGCTACCGCCAGCGCTTTCTGACTGATACTGCGTTGGGTGAAGTGGTTGTAACGCCGGATGCAGCGACATTTGGCAATATCACGCTGCTGAACTGCTACCTCGTCAACTTCAACGAAATGGCATTCAGTGGCATGGATGCGGCTTTCGTGGTGACCATCAGCGGTTACATGAACACCAACGACAATATGTGGATTTAACCTGTGAAAATCGACAAAAAACTTAACCTAGTCAGCAACATCACCCGCGATGACGGATCGATTGTGTACCTGCATATCACTCCGTTTCCGTATGAAGTGGTCGAAGAATATTGCCTGCTGCTTGGTAACCTGTTCACTAACTTCATTTCACAGGTTGGCGGACTTGGTGCTGCCCGTGTGGCAGCCATGATGTTGCGCAAGAAGTTGAAACAGGAGCAGGACGCGATCAATGAGTTATCAAATTCATCGCCAGGCCAGCAAATTCAGCCACAGAAAAGACTGACCATCGTTGATGAGATTCAGCGCCTGACCACCGTCATTTACAAAGATGACGGTGCATGGAAAACGGCAACTTTCGACTCAGCGATGAAACTGGGGGTAATCACCCCTGATGAATACCGGGAGATCGAGGGGGAAGTGGTTTTTTTTATGGTCTCCTCTGCCATTCAGAAGCAGGAATTACTTCTGCCGACGATCGGCACAGTGATCGGTATGTTCGGTGGGCAACTTTCATCATCCAGCACTACGGAGTTCCGAGATTCCTTGCAGAAATCGAATCCGGTTACCAGTACCCAGCCCCAGGCTGCCCCGCAGGAAACTTCATATATACCCTCCTAGACTGGGCGTCGAATGAGGGTTTCTGGAAGGTAATACGCGAAGTGACTGGCGAGGAATTCGCCAGTCCAGCGCAGTACCGCCAGCGTCACATCCTTTCCGCGCTCAAAGATAGAGGTTTTTTCAATGGCAGCTAAGTCTATTGTCGAAATCGATGTAAATGACGACAAGTTTGTCTCATTTATGGACAAGTTCAGAGAATATCAGGCTGCCCTTGATGATCTTCCTGAAGCATGGCGCGGTCTGGCAAATGGCACAAATGACGCCACCAAAGCGACAGAACAGGCAAAACTCCAGGGTAATTTGCTGGCGAAGGCGTTTTCAGAGGGTGCTAACGCAATCCTTTCGATAAACAGCGGACTGGATCGCCTGAGTGATAACCTCGAAAAAGCACACAAAAGCCAGGATAACTTCAACAAAAAAGCTCGCGCGTCGAAAGGATTTCTCAGTGAGGCAACTAAAGATGCCAAATCACTAGCCGGACATATCAAAGATGCAACGGTAAGCCTTCTTTCATGGGGTGGAATTGTTGGCTTGTTCAGTGGCGTGCTTGGCGCTGGTGGTCTTTTCGGGATTAACCGGCTGGCTGGCACGGCGTCTGCGCAGCGCTTTACCTCTCTTGGCCTCGGTACAAGCATTGGTGCGCTGGATTCCACTGCCATCAATTACCAGAAGGCTCTGAGCAACCCGACGTCAACGCTTGGTGCTATCCGCGATACCCAGATGGACTTATCCAGACGCTGGCAGTTTCAGGCAATGGGTATCAATAATCCGGATCAGGACCCGGCAAAACTATTGCCACAGATGATTCGCAATGCCCGCGATATCTTTGTGAAAAATGGCAGCACGTTGCAGGGTGCGCAGGCGTATGGCCTGACAAACTTCTTCTCGCTGGATGACCTTAATCGCTTCAAAAACATGAGCGATGAAGAAATCAATGCGATGGAGAAGCGCGCACAGAAAGATGCCCGCATGCTGCAAATTACCGATCAGCAGGCTCGGCAGTGGCAGGATTTTAACGTCCAGCTTGATTACAGCAACCAGAGCATTCGCAACACGTTTATTCGTGGGCTTGGGCCGCTTACGCCAGCACTGACCAAACTGTCAGAGGCTCTTTCTGGTGCCATCGATACCGTGCTGCAATCGCCTGAGCTTGGCAAGTGGATCGACGGACTTTCTAAAGGCATTGAGCGGTTCGGTAATTATCTGGCGTCGCCTGAATTTACCAAAGATGTCGACGACTTCATGACCGGCGTTCAGAAGATGGGCGCGCTGATCGGTAAGGTCTTTGACTGGGTATCAGGAAAAACAAACATCACCGTTTCAGATGTCACGTCTGGTTCGTCAATTTTAAATGGTGGCCCGGTTACTGACCCTCAGACCGGTAAAACGTACACGCCTGGCGGTGATGACGATCCTCACGTCTGGTCGTGGTTGAAGGGCGTCAAGCGCTTCTTCTCCAGTGGGGACGTCAAGCCTGTTGACCCGAGCCCGGCAAACGTATCAGCCAAAGGCCGGACTATTGCCGACAGGTTCAATAACCCTACAAATCTGCGCTGGGCTGAAGGTTACGGCACACACAACACCATGAGCGGAAATTTCGCCGTATTCCCGTCACTCGATGAAGGTGTGCTGGCCGCCGCCAAGCAACTGCAAATTTATGGCACGCGCGGTGTAAATACCATCCGTGATATTGCGAGCAAATGGGCGCCATCCAACGAGAATGATACGGCCGAATATATCCGCCATGTTGTCAGAAGCACCGGAATAAACCAGGACCAGAAACTCAACCTCAATGATCCGAGTGTCCTTGCGAAGCTCATTTCTGCAATGGCCTCTAAAGAGGGGGCGGGTAACAGGGTTAGCGAAGGCGCTGTTATTCAGATCTTCAACAACACAGGCGGTAACGCCATCGTTTCATCGTCACAGTTAGGGGTTACCGGATAATGGCTTTCACCAGAGAGCTTTATAAGCTCGGCTTCGAGATATCGCCGGTCATACTCTGTAACGGGGTGGCGGAGGCCATTCCAGGAGGTATGCTGCCGATTGTAGCGCTGACGCAGAGCGCGAGTTTTGTTACCGGGCTGCTGGGCGGCGCGATGAACCTCACCGATCTGGATAAGTATTTCTGCCACTGGCGTCCAGTTCAGGGGGCGACGATGGTTGATTATGAAATTGCCAGATACCCATTCGCAAACCAGTCTGTGGCCGCAAACGCGCTTCTTGCACAGCCTTTGCGGGTTGCCATGCTGATGGACGCTCCAGTTAATGAGAATACCGGGGCGATGACAAAGCTTGTCACAATGAGCGCACTCCAGTCGGTACTTCAGGCACATGCCAATCTCGGCGGGACGTATATCGTTGCGACCCCGTCGGTGATTTACAGCAACTGCATTCTGCGCGCGGTGAAGGATAACTCTTCAGGAAATGATCCTCTGCCACAGCGGACATGGTTATGGGATTTTGAGCAACCACTTGTCACTGAAACAGCAGCCGATCAGGCGGTAAACAGCTTTCTTAGCAAAATAGACGGCGGCGACAAAACCAACAGTAGTGCATGGACGAACACTGTGAGCGCTCTAGGAAATACCGCGCTAGGTGGTTCTGTCACTGATGCAGTCGCTGGCGTAATCGGCAAGTTGCAGGGGGTATTTGGGATATGAGCACCGCATATTATCCATTTACCGGGTTAGAACAGAAGAGCGTGACATTTTCACCCGTTCTTGATGGCACGGTTTATACCTGCCAGATGAAGTGGAACATCGCTGCACGGCGCTGGTATCTGCTGATCACAAACGCCGCTGGTAATCCTGTTCTGAATACGGCCGTCGTAGGGTCAACAAATTCCGGCGGTATAAATCTGATTGCCGGTGAATTCACAGCAACGACCATGATCTGGCGCGAGAAAAATGGTCAGATTGAGGTCACAAGCTGATGCGATATTACGAAGTTAATATCTTTGATGGCAACAACCTGATTAAGCAGTATTCAAGCCTGAAAAACGGAGTTTATAACCCCGGCGCGCTGATGGTGGAATTTGATATTCCACGGTTTGGTGAGTCAACGCCAGCAGGTGAAGCGCGCCTTACTGTATGGGGTATAGGTCCGGTTGAAATGCAGCAGGCCAGGCAAAACCTGCATGGTAAGCGAATACAGATTTTTGCAGGTATGTCGAAGGGATTGCCACTGGCTGGCGTCTGGAATAAGAAGCTGGCTGTCGAAGGAACAATTTTTCAGGTTTTCGGCAACTGGCAGGGTACAGAGTTGCGTCTGGATTTCATTATCGTTGCTGGTCCGGTTGCGACGTCCGCGCGAGGCGATCTTTCACCACTTCAGGTGACATTCCCATGGCCCAAAGGCCAGAAGTTATCCGTGGCGCTGACACAATGCTTCATGCGCATCGGGGGTTACACACCAAACATCAGCATCAGTGACCGGCTTTTGCTTAATTACGACCGACCGATGTTTTGCGGCTCTCTTGCAGAGCTCGCCAAAGACCTGAAAGCCTTTTCGCTGTCAAGAATTAAAGATACCGGATATACCGGCGTTGAAATTGCCGTAGTGAACGGAAATGAATTGCGCGCATGGGATAATGATTATTCGAGTCACACGGATCAGTCGTCTAAAACTGGAGCGACGGCAAGAAGTAAAAACCCTGTCCAGATTAAATTCACTGACCTCATTGGTCAGCCGACGTGGATTCGTTTTGGCGTCGTCAGCCTGGTGTGCGTTATGCGCGCCGACCTGCAGACTGGCGATCACATCCTGATGCCTCAAAAATCGAGGCCAATGATTCAGGCCTCGTCTTTCTCGCAATATCGCGATGACTCGGCATTCAATGGTGAATTTGTTGTTCAGTCTGTAAGGCTCATTGGTAACAGTCGGCAGCCGACGGCAGAGTCGTGGGTTTCTGTAATTGAGGCTTATCCAGCGGAGGCGGTCGGTAAAAAATGAGCGTTGAGCAGAAGCTTAATTTTGGCCTGAACATGAACCGCTTTACGGAAAACAAGCTTTCTGAGGCATTTCAGGCAGCAGGTAAAATTCTCCCGGCCAGCATCGTAAAGCAGGAGGGGAAAATGGTCACAGTGTCCTTTGAGCTACGCGACACGCCGTATGTGTTCCCGCAAGTCACCATTCCGCTGTTTGGGCCACAGTACATTCGCTATCCGATGCAACCTGGAGATAAAGGGATCGTAATCCCCGGAGATACTTATCTCGGCGGGGTGAGCGGTCAGGGCGGGGGGGTAGCCGACCTTACGCCGCCGGCCAATCTCAGCGCGCTGGTTTTTCTTCCGATCAGCAACACCGAATGGGAATCAGTCGACGGACAGGTGGTGACCATTTACGGACCGGAAGGGGTAACGATACGCGACCAGGCGAGCAACACCACGTTTCTGTTAACCCCGGACAGCATAGCAATACAGACGGTGAATCAGTTCAAAGTCACCGTCGGTGATACCGTCCTGACGCTTACACAAGGCATGTGGAGCCTGACAGGAACAGCAGGGAAACTGGAGGATTCAACCGCCAGTACAAGCCCGGCCATTATGCACGCCGGGTGGTCTGCTCTGGTGACATGGTTGAATACCCACGCCCATACAAACGGTAATGGCGGGGCAAACACTGGCTCTCCTACCACATCTTTCAGCGGGAATATCACAGAATGAGAACCTATGGACGAAATGCAGAAGGTAAGTGGGTTCTGATTGAGCCAGACGAAAACGGGTTCAATGATTCTATTTACCTGACCACCTTAATTCAGAACCTAAAACTGGCGCCGCAGGAATCGCCGTTCTTCGCGAACAATGGCATTCCGGCAAACAGCTCTGTGATTCAGCAGGTTTTGCCAACGTATTACGTTAACCGCCTGCAGCGTCAGTTCAGTCAGTATTTTTCATCACTGCAAATCGCACTGGTCAGTGATGACCCGCCTGTATACAACATTTCGGCCATTACCAACGCCGGATCGAAAATTATCACAACGGTGAATGTATGAGTGATTTGTCTGTCAGCTACAATGCTACCGGTCCGGTGCCAAAAACTTCTGAAGAACTGCGTAACCAGCTGGTAACTCAGGCCACTGCACTATCACCGGGACTTACGACAGATTTGCCCGGCTCTCTGATTGAAGACATCGTAAGCACGGATGTCGGCGCGCTGATAATCTGTGACCAGATTCGTGTCGATCTTATCAACTCAGTTGGTCCACTGAAGGCGAACCAGTATATGTTGAATTTACTGGCTCAGCAGTCAGGCATCGCGGCACAAAAAACTCAAGGAGCAACCACCGTACCGGTTACGTTTACTGGTCCGGCTGGGTTTGTTCTTCCTGAAGGATTTCTGGTCAGCGATGGCACGTACACTTATGCGCTGAATGACGCGACGATTATACCCTCGTCCGGCGTAAGCTCAGCTGCTACCTGCGAAGCTACCACTACCGGATCGTGGTCGGTTCCAGTTGGTTCGGTCAATCAGATTATTACCAGCCTGCCATCTGATATCACAGTTACCTGCTCTAATCTGGTTGCCGGTACCCCTGGCGGTGCGCCTGAAACTAACTTCGAGTTTCGCGAGCGCGTCTGGGAAGCTCAGATGTCGACCGTGCAGGGATATCCTGGATTTATCCGCCAGAAGTTAACCGACCTGAATGATGTTCAGGCTCGTCTTGTTTCCGTAGTTCAGAGCGGTAATGCATGGATTGTGATGTGCGGTGGCGGTGATATCTATGAAATGGCCGGAGCCATTTATAAGTCAGCTGGCGATATCAGCAGGCTCAAGGGCGCAGACCTGAATGTCACCGGGATCACCAATGCGAACCCTGGGGTAGTCACGACTGACATCACTCATGGTTTCAGCTCAGGCCAGGTGATTCGTATCACCGGCGTAACAGGGATGAGTGGCGTCAACAACGTTAACCTTACCATTACCGTACTGAGTCCCCACACTTTCTCTATTGGCATAAATACCACTGCCTCCGGGGCCTGGACAGGCGGAGGAATTGTCACTCCGAACCTGAGGAATAACGTTGTCACGATAAATGACTGGCCTGATAACTACGTCATACCCTTTGTTATCCCGCTGCAGCAGCTGGTGACGATTAAGTTTGAGTGGGCGACGGAAAGCGCCAACTATCTGACTGACGCGACTATCGCCTCACTGGTTTCTCAACCGGTTATCAATTATGTGAACGGGATATTCGCCGGAAAGCCGATGAATATTAATAACGTCAAGGATGTCTTTCTTCAGGCGATTAACAGCACGCTGGATATGAGCCTGATTTCAACACTGAACGTTATTGTTACGGTGAATGGTGTAATCACAGGAGTGGATGCCGGAACCAACATTATCAGCGGCGACCCTTACAGTTACTGGTTCATTGCCTCTGACGGGGTTATCGTGGACGGAATATAATATGCTTGAAGATATCATTAAGTCTTACTTGTATACGCAGTATAACGACGATGATGATCTCCAGGCGTTCGTCACTGCGTATAACTCCATGGCCCAGGAAATTTATTCATGGATGATTAACGCCAACCTTCCGATATTTGTCGGAGGATATAATGCTGGTGACCAGTTAAAATGGATTGCCCGCGGGATTTATGGCGTTAAGCCGCCGGTGCTGGTCAGTGGAAAGCAATCCGTTTTCGGCCCGTACAACGCCGTTCTGTTCAACCAGTTGCCATTCAATGGGCGAAAGGTGGTTAATCAGTCAGAGCAGGTTGTCGTTTCAGACGATCTGTTTAAGCGAATCATGACGTGGAATTTCTATAAAGGTGACGGGTATTACTTCACCATTCCATGGTTAAAGCGCCGGATAATGAGGTTTCTTACGGGGGTTGATGGCGTAGACGTCGTCAACGATCAGAGGTGGAGTATTTCGGTTCTGTTTTCTGATTCTGGGGCGAGCATATCGATCATCAAAGGGTACAGGAAACTCACTGATGCCTCCATGTTCAATAACTTTTCCTACAATTCGCAGGTGTTCAACCAGAAGAAAAGCCTGCTGATAAAAAGCACGAACTACGAATATGCTTCGTTGTTCAAGCAGGCCTTTGATAGTGGCCTGCTGCACATGCCATTTTATCAGCCCGTTACCGTCACTATCATCGGTTAGGTCTGTCACGGCGATCTATTGCCATATCAGTGAAATACTTAAGGCACTGGCATATAACAAGCAACATGATAATAGTAAAGAACAGGGCGGCGCTGAACTTTATATTTTCAAATGGTGGAATACCTTCCTGAATCCACATGTTGAAAATTAAAGTAATAAGGAATGCCGATAACAATATTGTTATTGCGCTAACTGATGATAAAAGAATCTTAGTAATAGCAACTGACAAATTATTCATTTTGAAGTCCTCATTAAATTTTAATTGATTTTACCACTAAGAACCCGCCCTGAGCGGGTTTTTTGTTGCCCAAATCCCGGAGGATAAATGGCACTCACACTTTTAGCTGCCAACAATGCACAGACTGTGCTGGCGGCAGGAATTAGCGCATCAGCGACTTCGATGACTGTTAACTCAGGGACCGGGGCGTTGTTCCCTGCGCCATCTGCTGGGGTTAGTTTTTTCAAACTAACTCTTATTGATGCCGCGACCGGCCAACTTACAGAAATTGTGCACGTCACTGCGCGTTCCGGCGACACTATGACGATTGACCGCGCTCAGGAAGGAACAACTGCCAGAGCATGGTCAGCGAATGATATCGCAGCAAACATGATGACCGCGGGAACGCTTTCTTACCTGTTAACGAATTTCCAGCCTCTTGACGCCACTTTAACAGCCATTTCAGCCCTCACTGGCGCCGCAAATAAACTGGCTTACTTTAATGGCACTGACACCGCAGCGCTCACAGATCTAACTTCTGTAGGCCGGGACATTATCGGCAAGAGTACTATTGCGGATGTTGTTTCATATTTGGGGGTTGGTACTGGCAGGCTGTTAAATATCCAAACTTTCACCTCTGGTTCTGGTACTTATACGCCGACTGCGGGAATGAAATACGCGCTGGTTTATGTACTTGGGTCAGGAGGTGGTTCTGGTTCATCACCTGCAACCACATCCGCACAGACATCGGCATCACCCGGGGGCGCTTCTGGCTCTTGGGCGTTTGTTAAATTAATGGCGGCTGATATTGGCACCAGTCAGACCTATATTGTTGGTGTCGGTGGAGCAGCAGGAATCTCAGGTGCTGGCGGCGATGGTAGCGCATCATCTTTGGGAACGTTAATTTCATGCCCAGGCGGGAAGGGATCAACTGTCGGAGTGGTTGTTTCAACCAGCGCAAGTGGACTTTTCCCTGGTGGATCGCCAGGTGGAATGCCAACCATTTCTGCAGGAACGGTTATTGAGTCGTCAAATGGCAACCCCGGTGGAAAATCGACCTTCATTACATCTAACACACTGGCTGGTGATGGAGCATCATCACCAAAAGGTAGTGGTGGTCAGGGGCTTGGCGGAACATCATTAGCCTCGCCAGGAACGGGGCAAGGTTCCGGAGCTGGTGGAGCTTCTTGCGCGGTGAGCTCTGCTGCAAAAAATGGCGCATCTGGTGCGAATGGTGGCATCTGGATTTGGGAGTATGCGTAATGAATACATATGCACTAATTTCTAAAACGCTGAACACTGTTTCTAATATCCTCCAGTCAGATCAAACGCTTCAAGAACTTAGCGATATGTTCACGAATTTTACAGTCGTAGAGATTGCTGATGGGGTCAGATGCGCTGTTAACGATTATTACAACCCAACCGATGGGCTGTTTTATATCGATCCAGATTTCACTTGGCTATCAGGAACCACCCCGCCGCCATCCCTTGAAGATGCATATGCAGCATCGCTAAAAATGCTAAGAGAGAATGGTAGCGCTGCGTTGATCTCCATTAAACCCCCTTATTCTGAACAGGAAGCTGCCACATGGTGGGCGCAAAGCGAGGAGGCCAAGTTGTGGATTAATGATAATTCCTATGTCCCTGAAATGCTTAATGCAATCGTTACTTCCTCAAACGGCGCGTATACGCTGCCATCGCTAGCCAGCGAAATATCAGATAATGTTTCTTCATGGAAGGAGGCGGCTGGTAGCGTTATAGGTCAGATTAAAAATAAAACTGATCAGTTAAACGCAATCAAAGCCGATGTTATTGCAGGCACTAAAAACGTTATGGAAATTGTAAACTTCAACACTGAAATACCTCTGCAATAAAGTTGCTTTATTTGACCGCAGATGAACCAATTGAATATTCTTTCTTTGAAAGAATTATTCTTTTAAGAGACTTATAGACAGGGATTTCTATAAGTCTTGAGTAAATGTGACTAAAAGTGATTATAAAAAAAATAAATAACACGCAAGATGGCAAAGATAACAGTAAATCATAATTATACAACCAGCCTCTAAGTCCTGAACTGAAAAATAAGGAAATAAAAATCAAATGAGAAAGGTATATTGTATAAGACGAATCGCCAAGCTTGACAATAAAATTACTAAAAATAAAATCTTTTTTCTCCAAAAAAACAGCAAGAGAGACAAAATAAGCTGCCGCCATGCCAAAAGTTAAAACTCTTCCAATACCATTTCCATACCCCATCTTTGATGCGTAATACATCATAAAAATCGCCAGAGGCATAACAGCAAGAATATTTTTCACCCTCACATTTATTAACCTGTATAGGCATAATCTAATAATAACACCATACAAAAATTCACATATAAACGGAGTGGTAAGTATGTTCAGGCGGTTAAATAAAAATGTATTATAAACCAACGACATAGTTATGATAACTAAACACATTACTATTCTGCGATTAGATAAATAAAATAACGCAATCAGCACTGCATAGAAAAACAACTCAAAGGTTATTGACCAGCTAACAGGAAGGATAAGAGATTGTTGATTAATTGATGTTAATAACAGAGAATTAAAGACTGATATTTGTGATAGGTATACAGGATTGGTGTAGTAATACACAAATAGCATCGATAACATAAATGGAAAATAACCTGAATATATTCTTGCCAATCTCAGTGATAAGAAATTACCAACGAACCCCGGTGTTAGTCCTTTGTTATTAATTGAGTTTGTTATAACAAAACCACTTATTACGAAAAATATGTCAACGCCAAAATAAGCCCACTTTGAGAATAGAAATGTAGGAACGGAGCTGTCTATTGCGATGCTAAAATGAGGAGCAAAGTGATATAAAACGACAAGAACCGCCGCGATTGCTCTCATTGCCTGTATGTTTTTAAACATAAAAAAGAACTCTGTTTAGTAACGTGTTAATAATTAATCATACCATAAATTCCTCAACAAATTTTCTTGATCTCTTCATAATTGGTTATTACTGTATATATAGCCAGTATAGTGTGGATGCAGATCATGCCGAGACAACCAGACGTTCGTTCATCTTTCGTTGCTGCCGTTCAGCTCAGCCAAAAAGGATACAAGTGCCTGCGCACCGCAGACTTCATACGGGAGCTTAACGCGCGCAACTGGCATTTCAGTGAGCGAGATGCAAATGACTGGATAGAGCGCTATCAGCCTTACTTCGTGGACAAGACTCCAGATGTAAGCGATAACCGCCTCTGGATGCTTCGCAACATGGGGAGTATTCAATAATGGGCTTTCCATCACCAGCCGCTGATTATGCTCAGCGAGCACTTACCGTTGACTACTTGTGTCAGGTGGATGCCAATTGCCGGATCATCGAAACCGACTCAGGGTATGCGGTGATAGACCTGTCATCACGTCCAGGAGAGGGCGAAACGGTGCTGGCTACGTTCGATGGCCGCGCGCAGTTCGCAAAATGGATGCGCGGTGTGCTGATAACGGAAGATGGTGAAGCGATTGAAGGTGAGGCGCTGGATGGCGTTACCGTGCATGGGTTGCTGACATACACGATAAACAGAGTGAGAGATGATGGGGATATAGTGTAGGGTGATGATCTTGCCGATCCCGAACTTTTCCCGAATGTGACCCGAAAAAGATGGTAAGCACTTGAAGCGAAAAGAACGTAATGGTAAGTGTTGATAAGTGTATTTGGTGGTTATTTTGTTATTAAAGCGCTGAATTTAAAAGAATTTATCAACATGCACCATAAACAGGAATCGTGTTCGGTCTTTTTTTATCTCTACGTTATGCAGGTTTCTTTATCTCGTCCTGAAAATTCCCAAAACCATACATCGCCACAAACCATAACATATTCTGCACCGCGTGCGTCCAGGGATTTTTTTGTGATTACGATGTTTTTATGACCACACAATGCGTGCCAGAACACCTCTCTATGCTGCATCAAATAACCAGCCTGTAAGCCACGGGAAACCGTCACGTGTTGCAGACTTATGGTTTCCCGAGGCACAGAAGAAAAAGCATCTACACTGGAGAGGTTCTGATCGGGAGTCCGTTGGTAGTTTCACGCGATGTACGTCAGTTTTAACAAACGTTTTTGACCTGTTTGCCCTGGTTCTGGAGCTGCGCTTCGCTGACATCTTCACATCACTCCGGTCGCGGCAATCCTCGTAAGTCAAAAGGAGTACTGCTCGCAAAATAAATTGCATGAAACAGCAACATGCAACGCATAGTGATGAAAAATATAAATATTACGACGATATAACCGATAAGTTGATCCGACTTTTCAAGGGAATGCACTTTTTATGAAAATAAAAATGTTATTAGCTTCCATGGCGCATGTGGTTTATGGGTAGAGCGATATATAACGTAATGAGCTTGAAGAGGCTGTCATTAATTTTTTTGAGAAAAGTAACTTAATCCCGACAGGGTGCCAGTCCGTCAAGGAAAGCCAGGCAAAAGACCCAAATAACCAACCGGCAAAGGAAATGCTGATAGATTTTTGTGATAACAATATTGCTTTTACAAAGCCGGTATCTTTCTCTGAAATTTCACAACATGAATATGCGGGAGATGCTTATATCTACGGTGTCATCTCAGGAGAGACTGAACTTGGCCATAGAATGGGTATCCGATTTATTACTGCAGAACCCAATCATTTCGTTATCGGTTTAAAGTTCTCGCGGCGACCGATTATCTATATTGCTAAAAACCCGTTTATGTTTGGAGAATACCGTCGGGAAATGGATTCGTTTATTAATCTCAATAGCGAAGTTTGTCTTTAGGTCTGCTGGTATTTAAGCTCGATAATTAGTTGATATTGTTTGCGTATTTTGCGTCGCTGGCACAGCGAGTTGTCGCAGTTCAGGAATACTCCACCGTACTCGCGGCAATATTAAACAGCTGACAATTACATTGACTTCACGGAGAGGACAGGCCAGTGGCGCGAAGCATCAGGAGACTGCTTGTTGAACCCAGAGGATTTGATGAACAAAAACCACAACGAGCACAAGAGAATATCAATCGTCCAGTCCAGGGAGCAACTCACGCTAGCTGGACGATTTATCAACACACGCTGTTATGCCGCAAATAAGTGGTTAATTTTTACAATCACATCGTCCAGTAATTCGAAACGGCGGCGGTATTCAGCGCGTTTTTTACTGGCGATCGCCTCCAGCGGTTTACGTGCGAATTGCACCGGCAAACGCCAGCGCCATGCGCTCTCTTTTTCGCCTTCAATTGAAGCCCAAAATTCATCATAGCTGGCGTGGAAATGACGGCCTTTGCTCAGGCGATAACGCAACGCGCGGAAGACGTGCCCGTTATCACTGACGCCATAGATTGCCGAAACGCCCGAAAGCAGGGAAATCTGGCTTAAGACTTCAAGCAACATCTTTTTCGGGAAGATGCCGTGGCAGGCGCGGGTGGCAACTTTAATCACTTCATGGCTGACGCTTCGGCGTGGGCCTTGCAAACCACCAATCACCAGCGCGCGATGGCCTTCTTCACCAACCACACTAAAGGTCACGCTTGCCAGCAAGGTCTGCTCGCCATCATACATCCACAGGGTGGTTTCTCCCTCGCGCTCAGCTTTGCTGGCGCAAGAGGCATAGACGCTAAAACGCGCATCATCTTTGCCGGTGAATTCAATTATCTGCACCGGTACGGGTGAACTCAGTGCTTCAGCCAGTTTCGGTGAGACTTTTTCATCAAGCCAGGCGTAGTGGCTGATGATGGCGTCCGCACGCTGTGAGGCATTTAACCCGAGCGTTAAATATTGGCGATGCGATTTGCTCGGCAGCGTTATTTGCGCGTCAAGTAAGCGGCTAAAATCCGGGCGCTGCGAAAGTGCGGTAAGCATCCTGTTTGTGGACGACCAGAATAGCAGCGAACGTAACAAAAACTTAATGCGGTAATTACGTTTTTTCCAGATGGGCCCTGGCACAAGACGTCCGCTTACCAGGTCGGAAATAATATACGCATTATGATTTGAGTTAAGTTCTGCTTTCAGGCTGGGATTTGACACGGAGAAAGACCTCTAAAAGTTCAGCGCTTAGTTTAGAGGCCAGGTAAATACAAATTAACCTTGCTGCCAGCTTTATTTCCGTTCTGTTTAAGTTCTATTTAGAAATAGAGGCAAAACTGATTCTCTTCGCTTCGTGCAGGATCTTCCTATACTGGTGAGACAGGGGGAAATGAATATGTATCAGCGTATTGACGGCATTCATTGGCGGCATATTTGGATTGTTGGCGATCTTCACGGCTGCCACCAGCGCTTAATGCAAGCCTTACGGGAACGTCATTTTGACCCCTATCAGGATTTACTCATCTGCGTCGGGGATTTAATCGATCGCGGCCCGCAGAGCCTGCAATGTCTTGAATTACTAAAGAAACCCTGGTTTCGAACCGTGCGTGGTAACCATGAACAGATGGCTATTGACGCGCTACGTTATGGCGAGATGGCAATGTGGCAACTTAATGGCGGCAGCTGGTTTAGCGCGCTTGACGAAGCACAGCAGCAACAGGCGCTCGAAGCACTGCGTGCTTGCGCTGAATTGCCATACATTTTGGAATTGCGTTGCAAGGGCCAGGTGAATGTGATTGCCCATGCAGACTACCCGTCACAGGAGTATCTGTGGGAGCAGGAGGTGGATAGGGAATCCGTGCTCTGGCGTCGCGACAGGCTTAACCAGCTGCTGGCAGGTAAAGGAAATCGCATCACGGGGGCCGATCATTTCTGGTTTGGTCATACCCCGCTTAAGCAGCGTTTTGATGGACACAATCAGCACTATATCGATACCGGTGCCGTTTTTGGCGGCGAACTGATGCTGGTACAGGTTCAGTGATCAGAAATCGCTGAACTCGTTAGCAGGATGCCAGAAACCATCGATAAACTCTTCTACAGGAAAACAGCCGCCGTGGCGCATTCGCTGATCGTTCATTGCGATGAGACACTGCTGTTCCGTGTTATAGACATCGACCACGATGTCATCACATCCACCGTCCAGGTAGCAAACAAATAAAACCAGAGCGAACAT